TACCACAGGCTTATAGCCGCAGAGGAAACCACCAGCTGAGCTGGTGGTCATGATTCAGCTTAGAAAGTTGTTCTACGAGCCGGCTTTTTATATACTTATGCCACTTTTCAAACTCTTCCGGGCTGTGCTGTTCCTTGCTTGCTACACCCTCAATATAAAATTGTATATCTTGGTCGATTAGAGCCGTAAGGCTTTTAACTGATACAAACATATCAATACCCCCCTTCTTTTTCGACATATGCGAAAAATCTAGCTGCCTCGGAGTGTTCAAGGCACTTTATTTTGTCCGCATCCTTGCAAGCCTCCAAGGCGTCGGCGTCTACCACGAAAAAACGTTCTTTCGTTTCTTCTGGCAGACATTTTTTTATAAAGTTTACACCGGCTTCCGCTGTGCTAAACTTTGCGATTGTAATAACTTTCGTTGTTCCGTCGTCCTGTGTTTTCTTGTTAATCTTGTAGGCAACCGCCCATGACAATTTATTGATTTTCATTTTTTACGCCTCCTTTACGATTTCAAACTTGTCAATATTTCCTTTTTTCATTTCCTCCAGAATTTCCGCAACTTCTTCTTTTATGCTTCCTTCTGTTGGCTCTGTGAAAGTGTAATTTTCGTTGTATTTCTTTCCTGTAATCTTGATTCTGTAAACTGTTTTCATAATTCTTTACCTTTTCGGGAATCTATGATATAATTCCCTTACCTTTCTTTTTGATTGGTGCCGCTCGTGGTTTGGAACGCCGGGCGGCTTTTTTTATTTGATACATATATAATACACGAAAATAGACATAAACACAATAGGTAATAATACACAAAAATAGACATATATATTTGTGCATATTGCTACATAAAAATAGACGTTGACAAAAAAAAAGTAATCTATTATCATATATATAAAGGAGGCGAAGAAATGAGCGGAACAATAAACAAAAAAACATACGGCACAAATGGAATTATAGATTTTTCTCGCTTGTGGGAATTATTGGAGCGAAAGGGTTACAATAAGCAATGGCTTAGAAATAACGGCATACACTCGAACACGGTAGCGAAATTAGCAAAGAATCAAAATGTAACTTGCGAAGTTATCGCCAATATATGCCATATGTTAAATTGCCAGCCGTGGGAAATCATGGAATATAAAAAAAATGATAATATATGAAAATAGACTATTGACAAGTACACGAAAATAGACTATAATATAATTAGTTCAAAGGAAATGAACTAATTGCCGTTTGGTGGATGGCAAGAGAAGCCAATCGGAGAAAGGGGGAAAACATGGAAGATATGGCAGTATTCAAGGGGTATCTGAGAAGCCTTATGCGACAGTTGAAGCAGTTAAAAAAGTCCATAAAGGAAGAAAACATTGAAGAAGCGGAAAGGCTTATTGATGAACTTATCGAAGATACACAAAATAACATTGAAGATTAGTAAATCGGAGTACAGAAAGGGCGGACTTGCCACCGCCCAAACTGTAAAAACAGTATAACAAAATTAAAAAAATAAATCAATCAAAAAAAGAAAGGGCACGCCGCCGATGGCGTGGAAAGGTGAAGAATATGTTGAATATGGTTAGATTGTTAAAAGGGGAGTGCAGAGCAAACAACGAGGAAATGAAGAAATTCAAAAAGGGCGATACAATTTGGGGCAACGATACCGACCCGGAAGAATTGAAAAGATGGAAAATTGAAGAGAAAGAGGAAGCCAAAAAAGAGCTTGCCGCTCTACGTTGCCGATATGCTCGCTATAATGAGCATTTGACGGACGTTGAAGAATACGCTTTGGAGTACTTCAAAGCAGACGAAAGCGGCGAATTTGTCGAGGGTTCCGATTTTGAACTTGCCGTAATGGATTTCGACTCATTTAAGCAGGAAGCCTTGAAAGAGAACGGAGTTCAGAACGACGCCGCCAACGTATGGGTTGAGGTTGACGGAAAACAATACACTGTTGACATTTCCGACGTTCTGGACCACGAAGAAGCGGAGCCGTTCGAGGCATCCGCCGAACTCGAAAGCGACCTTGACGCTGACGCGTGGGAGGAATTATATCGCCAGTATTTGGGCGAGTGATTCCAGAAAGAGAAAGGGCGGCTTTTTAGCCGTCTTTTTTTGTGTATTTTTGTTATCAGTTTGTAATCAACTTGTAATCATGTTGTATACAGTCCTGATAACAACTTGTAATCAATCTGTTTCCAAAGTGTAACATAGATAAGATTAGATTAGGTTAGGTTAGAGAAGATAAGTATATATATATAGTCGGGCAAATTCCCCGACGCCGCACCTGGATTTATGAAAAACGGTTCGAACTCGACAAATAAATATTATAAATTTATTATTGACATAGGGCTATATATCGTGTATAGTAAGGGCAGATAATAAATACTGCACTGGAAACAGTAGCACACAGACGGCAGCATATATAAACGCTGACGCAAGAGGATAACTTTTTATTTTTCTTGTGTTGGCGTTTTTTATTTTGGATATTTGGAGGTGATGTTGTGAAAGATAACACAGTTAAAAGCGAAGTTGGTATTGAAGTATACCAGAACGACATACTCAGGTTAGTAGATGAGTACATAGATACTGAACTAGATGGAGATAGTGAAAGTGTTGGAGATAACTTTGTATCTATGATTTTTTATATCGCGGATAATATTCAAAAGCCTAGTCATGATGATATAGAATTATTAGATAATTTATTTAGTATCTATGTTCGTATATGTGCTAAATATAAAGTACTACCAACCTTGGAAGTATTTAGTTTTTTAACTGGTATACACAGAACCACCTTTACTGATTGGGCCAATGGGTTGTATAGAGTTAATAGCGCGCATGGCATCACAGTCAAAAAATGGTTCGATGTTTGTAAATCTTTCACGCTTAATCGCTTGCACAACCAGAGCGGCACGAACGCCAATTTGATATTTGTTGCAAAGGCGGCGTATGGGATGGCGGAGACGGCACCGGTGCAGGTCGGCAACCAAAACAATCAAGCATTAGCCGATAGCGAGCTTCCAAAGTTGACGAATCCGGCACAAGAGGCAATAGAAATCGAGCAAAAAGACGGATAAACAACAAAAAAGCGTTAAAGTTCGTAAAATTGTAGTTTTACGAACTGAGTAAAACAGAGGACTAGCAGCCTACCCCCTGCCCCTCTATTGGGGGATTAAAAAACCGCCTACTAAGTCCCCCATACTCCCGAAAAAAATAAAAAAGGGGTTTTTGAGAATGGAAAATGAATTGCTGAAAACGGAATACTCAAAGACGTTTGACGATAAGCGAAAAGCGTTGATATGTCAGAGCTATTACAAATATGGCAAGGCAAGTAGAAATTTCGCAACCGGAAATGTGGATGCGATTGGAAGTCTTAAAAAGTGTCTTGCGAAGTTTGAAGAAACTGGAAACACAGAATATCTTTGCGACGTAGCAAATTACGCAATGTTCCGTTTCATGTTTCCGCAGAACGGAGAGTATTTCAAGAATACGGATTCGGATGGTTCGGCAGGAATTGTTGGAATGAGTGTAAAAGAAATGGAGGACTTCAAGGATGGACGATAACGAAAAACTGTGTTGTGGAAATTGTAAATATGCTGCATATAGCCGTGAGAATGGTTTTGTGTGCGAGAATATGAACAGTGACTATGCATCTGATTATGTCGAATACGACCACAGATGAGAAGAGTGGAGGAGCCGTGATGATTAGTTTTTTGATTCGATACATTGCTGTGGTTTATTTTGGATTCATGGTGGTAGTTTCGTTTTTGAACATAGTGTTAGGCGAAAGACCTCGTGATAGAATAATGTCAATAATCAATTTTTGTGCGTCCATTGTGGCGATATATTTTATAACTCATTAAGAGTTTTACCATATCCCTTGAACTCTTAAACGTGATAAGGAGTGCGAATCACAAAGAGGGGCAATGTATATCCGTTCTAGCCGAGAGCGAATCGGAATACAACACCGGCAATTCGGTGTATATGGTTTGTTCATGTTTTTTGCTTTTGCATGAACCTTTCTTTACCCACTAGCGGAAAGCTGATTAAAGGACCGTCACAAGGTCCGGTGGGGTTTATGGTTTTGTTGCGGTAGTTTCCAGTGTCCAAAGTAGCCGGACGCAAAAGAATCGCAACAGTGCGGATTAAAACACAGATGCATGTATGCCAATCCGTACTTACGGCGATAGCATAATGGATAATGCGTTGTGTAGAATCCCACTATACACAAAGAACCGTGGTTCAAATCCCCGGTTGCCGATTTCCCCGATAGAGGGGAATAATTTAATGCAAAGGCACCTAGAATTTTCCTGTTTTGCGATATAATCATTAGTCATTTGAATTGGTGCCTTTGCTGATGTGTGGCGGAAAGGGTAGACGCAGGAAACCACAAGTACGATGCCAAAGTGAGCCGAAAGGATATGGACAAAGGCATCATGTGAGGTTCGATTCCTCACCACATCAATGTTCCGGTTCGCTACCGGATAAGCAAGCGTTTCGGTATTCCTTGCTGAAATAATTAAAATGCTTGTGTTGGTTGTCTGACAGTAGAGTATGGACAGAATAGTAATAAGTGACCGGATAATACTTTCCAACACAAGAAACCGAATATAACTGGAGGTGTAAAATGGCAAGTATTATTAAAACTTACAATTTCAAAAACGGAAGAACGAAAGATGGAATTGATTACGCAAACGGAGAATTTGTTTCTCTTGAAGATTACAAAATTGAAAGAGAAAAAAATTTTTGTCTTGAAAGTAAATTAGATAAATACGTTAGATTGCATTCAAGATTTACTGATTCTGCACTAAGAGATTTCGATAGCGGAGATTATGCGTCGTTGTGTGTTTTAACAATAAGTGAATTATCCAGTTATAAAGGCAGAATAGAAGAATTAGAAAATGAAATACATACCATGGATTGTTTCTCAAACCCTTTGGATTTTGTCAAAATGCTTACTAGCGCAACGTGCGAAGTGAAAAATCCATTTATTGGAGAACCACGAGAAATAAAAAAATATACCATTGATGAGTTAGTACAGATTGCAGAGTATTTACTTGTCTACTGCAAGCATAACAAAGAAGATGAATAAATAATATGCCATATATGAAAAAATTTGCTGCACACAAGCACCATATTGGTTAAAAGAGATGAAATAGATTGCGGCGGTTTCTTGGTATTTTGATAAAGGGGATATGGAAATGTGTGAATTTTGCAAAAACATTTATACCAAAGATTACACAAGCACAAAATATAAAGATTACATATACAAAGATGAACACGGTGTTTATATACATTTCGCAACGGGAGATAGTTTTATGGATTTTGATTATGAAATCAATAATTGCCCTAAGTGCGGTAGAAAGTTGGTGGATTGATGGAAAAAACTATTTTGTATGTTTCTAAGTCCGAAAAAGATATACAATTTTTTTTGAAATATCTTCAAGAAAAATTAGAAGCAGAAGAAAAGGAATATTCCATAGACAAAAGAAGAAAAGTTTTGAAAACGTCAAAATATAATATTATCGGCAAGAATATTTGTGGAAGTATTGATGGAAAAGGATACGGATATTGTTTATATTATTGCTTTTCAAGTAATTTTAATAAATATAAATGTAGTCAATCGGAATATGAGAAACTGCACGAAATCCTTATTCACACAAGAGAAGGTTCGATGGAAATATGTGAACATAAAATTTTGCATATGCTAGGGTTAGTTTAAAAGGCGGTGGAAGAATGAAACATCAAAAAAAATGGCACACTTGCGACAGGTGTGGGAAAGAGATAAAAGTAGGGCTGTTGTGTATGAACTCAATCACAAAAAGTGGCATATTAAATATGACCTACGATTTATGTAATGAGTGTATGGAAGATTTTGAGAGGTTTATGAAAAATGAGTGATGTAAGATTGGTTGGTAAGATTGATTCACGGAAATTGGTTCCTTGTTTCAACGAATATAATAGAATACCTGCAAATATGATTTCGGAAAGTAATGCGATTTTGAGTTTGGGTGTAAAAGCATTAAGAGAATTGCATGATTGTGGTATAGAAAATTTTGTTTTGCCTAGTGAAGAAATCACAGAAAGGGTATTGAAGAGGTGATGGATAATTATGCGTTTTATGTTTAGAAAAAGAAGAAAACGAAAATCAAAACAAGTAACATTAAAAGACTTAAAAAAAGATTTTGATAAAAACGGAGAATACAGATATGTTCTTGTTACGATTGAAACAAAAAAGCCATATGCAATTGCAAAAACATACAAAGACGCAATGGAAGCGGTGGAAAGAAGTTACGAATATGATTATCCTTTATACGTTGTTGATTTGCTTTATTGGAAAGGATAGTGAAAATGAAAATGCTATTTAGATTTATAAAAAACATAAAGTCTTTTTGGAAATTCTACAAGGATTATGAGTACAACGGAGAAGATTGCGAATTTATCATTGAGAATTATCAAGAGGTTTTGTGTATAAGAACAAAGACAATGAGTAAGCCTACATATCGTGCATCGGCTGTAATAGCGGAAATAGATGAATGGTATAATGAATCTTTGAAATCAGTATATGGATGCGAGCCAATTGAAAAAGAAAAAATCAAGATAATATCTGACGGAGAAACCGCAAAGCTATTTATTGATGGTAAAAAAGTGCCGGGTAAAGATGTTGAATTACATTTCAGTGCCCATGCAGGAGAAGAACCAATGATTGTAATTGATGCAAATTGGATAAAAACAGATGAAAACAATGTACCAATGTTAAATGGGAAAAAGACGGAAGTTTTAACAGAAGGTATTAAGATAAATTGTTAGTTGCCGATTATCGGCTGAAAGGAAATGTTATGAATGGAATAATGATAGATGATTTGTTAGAACCATTAAATGATGCGATTAGCAAAAATACATTAAGTAAGATTCCAAAAAAAGAATAAAGGAACAGTCAAACAGTGGACTTCTTCGTGGAGACGTAGAAAAGATGGAAAACTCACTTGCTTGGAGTTTAAGCGAGTAAAATAAAACTATTGCCATTTTAATGGCGGAAAGGAAATATGTTATGAAAAAGTTATTTGTAAGTGTGCCTATGAAAGGCAGAACAGAAGAGGAAATTAAAGCAAGTATTCAGAAGATGAAGAAAATTGCAGAGGTTTACGAGGGAGAAAAACTGGAACTGATTGACAGTTACATAGAGGACAATCCACCGCAGAATAAAAATCAAACAGTGTGGTATTTAGGAGAAAGCATTAAGAAGCTGGCGCAGGCTGATGTATTTATTGGTATTAGTGATGCGTGGGATTGGAATGGATGTTATATTGAAACAGAGGTGGCTGCAAGGTATGGAATTAAGAGTTACAGAGTTCCACCAATCGATGTTATTGATAATTACAATGCAATTCTTAACAAATTGCACCAGACTACTTGCTGTGATGCAACACTAAAAGTTTAATAATTAAATTTCCGGCTAACAAACGGAGTTAGTCGCTAACCTAGAAAAATTATAGGCAGGATGCCTATTATAGCATCTCTGCTTGTGTGGAGGTGCTTTTTTAATGCATACAATTGAAGATGAGAAAAATATAAAAGAATACGAAAAATACATATTACGGAATGGAATAGACCGTAGTGTAATAGATGCATATTGCGAAGCAAGTAAAATTATACTTTGCGGAAGAAAAGACCGTGAATACGGATTGAAAGTTTCTACAAGAGCAAAAGAACTGATTTTTGAGTATATAAAATCAATTACAAATGGTGCTGACTTTAATTGGCTTGAAACGCAATCTCAAAAAAACAAGCAGTCGTATGATATTTTAGATAAATATTACGATTTACTGCTTTATGAAGCACCTTATATTCTTGATAGTTACATTCTTTACATAGAAAAAAACAGACCTAAGAAAGAAAGATTTTACGAGCCTAGAAGAAAAACACTCAAACAAGTTGTCGATAAGTTGCAGGAACTTGAAGATGGAAAACTTGACGAATTGTTTATTCACATGGCGCCAAGGGTTGGTAAGAGTCAGATAATAACGCTTGCTATGTCATGGCATTGTGCAAAAGACGCAGAAAAAAGCAATTTGTATGTGACATACAAAGAGGGATTAGGCGGAGCATTTTTAACTGGTGTCATGGAAATCTGGACAGACCCAACATATTGTTTTTCCGATGTATTTCCAAAAGTAAAAGTTGCTGATACGGATTCAAAAAATCATAAAGTAGACCTTGTGAGAAAAAAGAAGTACAAAACACTTTCTGGAAAAGGATTGGAAAGTGGACTTAATGGAGAATATGACGCTTACGGCTGGATGGTATTGGATGATATTCTTGAAGGTATTCAAGATGTGCTTAACCCGGACACACTCAAACGAAAGCAGATTATCTTTGACAATAATGTAATGTCACGTAAAAAGGAACAGTGCAAACTAATCCATAATGGTACAATTTGGAGTTTGCACGACCTTTATAGTGATAGATTGGATTTTTTGCAGAATAACCCAGAAGCAAAAAATATCAGATATGAAATTTTGAAGATACCGGCTTTGGATGAAAACGATGAAAGCAACTTTGATTATGATTATGGTGTTGGATATACAACGCAATACTATCGGACGTTAAGAGCAAAGTTTGAAGAAAACGACGATATGGCATCTTGGTACGCACAGTATCAGCAGGAACCAATTGAAAGAGACGGTGCAGTTTTTAATCCAGAACACATGAGATTTTACAATGGTGTATTGCCGGAAGAAGAACCTTACAGAATATGTGCTGCTTGTGACGTTGCTTTAGGCGGGGAAGATTTCCTCGCATTTGCGGTAGCTTATATGTACGAGGATGGTTCAATTTACATTGACGATGTTGTTTTCGACAACAGTGAAAAGAAAATAACAAAACCTAAAGTTGCAAACATGATTATTGATAATGACGTTGGAAGTGCATTTTTTGAAGCAAACCAAGGTGGAGAGGGATATAAGGATGAAATCGAAGAATTACTAAAGAAAAAAGGACGAAAAATAAATCTACGTTCTGAATATGCACCTACAAACATGAGAAAAGCGCAAAGGATATGGGATAAGGCTGGAAGTATTAGAGAGTTTTATTTTCGTGATGTTGGATGTAGAAGTCAGGAATACAGAAAATTTATGACAAATTTGTATAGTTTTACGGTTACTGGAAAAAACAAACATGAGGATGCGGCGGATTGCCTTGCGTCTTTAGCATACTTCATTGAGGGAAATTGGAGTATGGCAAAAATAGAAGTTCCAAAAAACCCATTTAGAGGAGGTTATAGAAATTATGGATACTAAAACATATTTACAGCAAATTAGTAGACTTGACCGAATGATAAACAATAAGTTATCTGAAATACAGCAATTTAGAGAACTGGCACGAAGTGTTTCTGCTGTAAAAAATGAAGAAAGAGTAAAGACAAGTCCTAACTTTGACAAAATGGGTTCTACCTATTGCAAAATTGAAAAGATGGAAAAGGAATTGGATGATTTAATCGACACCTATGTAGATAAAAAGAATCTTATTGTTTCGCAAATTGATGGAATTGACAACGAAACTTATTATCATATTTTGTTTGCTCGGTATGTTGAAAAAAAGACATTTGAGAAAATTGCAGATGAAATGACGTATTCATGGAGACAAACAATCAGAATACACGGAAGAGCATTGCAGGAATTTGAAAAGTTATATGGAAAAACATACAAAGATTGATAATATGTCATAGTATGTCATATCGCAATTATTATATAATATAAAATGAGGAAATCAAAATAAAACACTGCCAAAAAAAGGCGGTGTTTTTTTATTGCAAGAAACGAGGTTTTTATGACGGAACCAAAAACGATATATTGTCCAAGATGTGGAAGAAAAGTAGCCACATGGGATGGACGTTCCAGTATGAATATTTCTGTGAATTGCAAAAAATGCAGAAAAAGAGTTGTTTACCATGTAGATACTGGAACTACAGAGTTGAAAAAAATAGTACAAAGGACAACATCGAGTGGAATGACGTTTTGTTAGTGAGGTGCTTTAATGTTTAAGTATTATGGGAAAAACATAAGACCGTTTACGGCAGTAAATCAATGCAATTTTGGAAGAAAAGTAATTTCTACAAATAAATCCAAAATTACAAAATTAAATATTGTCGAAGAATTAAACAAGGCACTTTCGATTCACACGCAGAATGCAAAAGAAATCAATTACCTTGATAGATATTACAGAGGAGACCAGCCTATTTTATACCGTAAAAAGGTAAATAGGCCGGAAGTAAACAACAAACTTGTTTTAAATCTTGCTTATGAACTTGTTGAGCGTAAAACTGCTGAAATATGTGCAGAGCCTATTCAATATGTGTTACGTGGAACAGACGATAAGAAATCAGAAGAGATTACGGAGCTAAATGTTACGATGGATTCTGAAAGCAAGCAAGAAGTAGACATTGATATTTGCCGTTGGCGAAGTATTTGCGGTACGGCTTATAGATTTGTTGGAAATGACAACGGAAACGGAGATTTGCTTGACGAAAGCGACTTTGCTTTGTTTTCGGAAGACCCACGCTATACGTTTGTTGTTTATTACTCAAATAGAAAACCCGCATTTTCTTGTCAAATTAGAGAAGATGAAAACAATAATTCAATATACTTTTGCTATACGGAAAGAGAGTATTTTGAAATTGTTGACGGAAAAATTAAAAGTAGTGGGTTGAACGGAAATAATGCTATTCCGGTTGTGGAATATCCAAATAATGCAAGAAGATTATCGGATATTGAGATTACAATTCCTATTACGGATTCAATCAATACATTATCTTCTGACCGGGTAAACGGCATTGAGCAGTTTGTTTCTGCATGGATTAAATTTGTGAATTGCGAGATTGACAAAGATACATTTTCGCAGATGAGATTAGAAGGTGCCTTAGTTGTTAAATCAAACAATGGCGAAAACAAAGCCGATGTTGATGTTATGACAAATGAACTGAACCAAACAGAAAGTCAAGTTGTTTTTGATGATTTGTTTGAAAGGTTTTTGAGTATTCAAGGCTTGGCTAATCGTTCAAACAACAATGCCGGAGGTGATACTGGAAATGCAGTAAACTTACGAAACGGACATTATGATGCAGGACTAAGAACGGCAATCAACGAACCGATACTAAAAAAATCGGAAAGAATGTCTCTTAGAATTATACTGAATCGTTTGCGTATAAAGCGAAATTTTACGCTTATGCCAAGCGACATTGAAATACATATCAACCATAACAAAATAGATAATCTGCTTACAAAATCAGAAGCACTTAAAATGTTACTTGAAGCAGGTGTTGATTACAAAAGAGCAATTAAAACCGTTGATTTGTTTAGCGACAGTGAAGCGGTTGCTCTTGAATCAAAGGATAGGATGGAATATCTGTACCCGACAAGCAAAGATGTAGAACCAAATAACAATCCAGTAAATAAAGAGGTAGTTGAATAGACTATCTCTTTTATTTTATAAAAATTTGCAGTTGTGCGTAAAACAACAGAACAATTCAAGCGGAGCAAACCGTGTTAAAAAACGTGAATTGATGGAGGTAATTATGACTAGAGAACAGGCAAAACAGAAACTTATTTCTTTTGGAGTGGCAGAGCCGACGGATGAGCAGATTTCAGATTTGCTTAATTCTATCAATGCTGAAACAAAGAAAGAAAAAGAAAGAGCAGACAGCTATAAGGAAAAGGCTGATAGGGCTGACGAATTACAGTCGCAGCTTGATGATTTGAATAGTCAGAACATGACAGAACTTGAAGTAGCAACAAAGGCACTTGAAAAGGCAAACAAACAAATTGCGCAGCTTGAAAAAAACGATGAAGTTCGTACGCAAAGAGCAAAAGCAATGGAAAAGTTTGGATTAACAGCGGAGCAGGCAAGCAAGGTTGTTACAGATGATGGTGCTACAGATTATGAGGTTCTCGGTCAGATTTTTGCCGACAGTAAAAAAACGGCAATCGCTGAATATGAGAAACAGAAACTTGACGATACGCCTAATCCGGGTGGTTCTACAGGTGGAAACAATGGCGATGATAAGCCGGAAGATGTAAAAAATGCTGAAAGTATTTCATTTGGAAATGTATCGGCTGAACAGTCAACTAAAGACTATTACAAAATTTAGGAAAGTAGAGGTAAAGGATTATGGGAAAACCAATCGTAAGAGATTTTACGCAGGGAAAAGGCATCTTAAAATTCTTCCCTTATGAGGGAGCGGCTTGCTTAGTACCGCAGACAATGAAATCTACAGCAGATGAAAATGGAAATAAAATTGTGCCGGCTGGTACACCTTTTCCATCTAATGATGCAGATTGCAAAGGTTATCTTTTGCATGACGTAGATGTTACACAGGGCGATGCACCGGGAACTTACGTTTATCAGGGAACAATTGATTGGACAAAGGTTACAAGCCTTTCTATTGCTGATGCGGCTAGAACAGCGACACCAAGAGTTACTTTTTATGGTGCGCCAAAAATTTAAGCAACTAAGAACAATGGATAAGAAAATAGGAGGTAGAAAAATATGCCAGCATTACCATTATCAAAAGCATTTACAGCAAGAAGCCTTGGTGTAATGTGGAACAATTATCAGAAGACATTAGGTTCTGAACCATATCTTGGTAGACAGAAATTTGGAACACGTAAACAGGATTCTCTTGACCTTAGATTTATCAAAGGGAAAAGTGGATTGCCAGTATCTTTGAAAGCATCTAATTTTGACGCACAGGCAGAATTAAGAGATGTTGGTGGATTCTCTGATATTACGAATAAGATGCCGTTTTATCGTGAATCTTACATGGTAACAGAGGAAGAGGAACAGCAGTATGACGACTACAGAAGTTCCGAAAATGTAAATCTTGCAAACAGTGTTTTACGTGAGATTAGCAAAAAACCAATGATGTTAATTGAAGGAGCAAGAGTTGTTCCGGAACGTCAGATTTGGAGTTTGCTCGCACCGGTTGACGGTATTCCTAAGGTAAAAGTTGCAATTGATGGAAACCCTTATGATGTTGAGTATGTGCAAGGTGACGGTGCAGAACACAAAGAAAAAAACTTTAAGGAAATTACAGGAACAAGTGCTTGGGATAAATCAGATACAGCTGCTCCACTTGACGATTTGATTACGGCAAAAAATGAGTTTGCAAAACAGACCGGATATTCTCTCACAAGATTTGCTATGAATACAGAGACTTGGGAAATGCTTCTTAAAGCGGAGGATACAAAGAAACAGGTGCTTGGAATTACTGCTTACACTGGCGGTATCAGATTGCAGCAGGCGCAGGTTGCTGACTATCTTCGCGGATATGGAATTGAAATTGAAATCTACAATAAGTTGTATATGGATGAATCTGGAAAGGCACAGTATTTTATTCCAACCGGAATTGTATCTGCACAGTCTGCCGGTGTTTTCCTCGGAGACTATGTATTTGGAAGAACACCAGAAGAAAGAAGTGGAAGTCTTACAGACGGAAACTTTTCCATTGTTGAAACTGGTATTTCCGTATATACATACGCTACAAACCATCCAATCAACACACACTGTGTTGTATCTATGATTGGATTGCCTACGTTTGAGGGTATGGACAGCGTACTTGTAATGAAAGTTAAGGAGGACTAAGCCTATGATTGCTACACATTCCATAAAATATAACGGTGTGTGGTATAAGGCAGGAGATGAGATTAAAGAAACGGCAGAGGTTGATAATACTTCCTCTGCTTTTTCTAAGTCTTATACCAAAACAGAAATCAATCGTATGTCTACCGCTGATTTACAAAAACTTGCTAACGAGCAGGGATTTGATAAAGCGGAAGAGATTAGCGGCGCAGATTTAAAGAAAATGTTGATTGAAAAATTCGGATTATAGGAGTTTGAATTATGGATGAAGCAATGGAAGTAGGACTGCAAGAAGAAATTATTGCAGATTTGACAATTGAATATGGAAATGAGCCTACGTTTAATGCTGACATAATTTCAGTAAAGGTCAAAGATGCTATACGAGAAGTTAAGAACAGAAGAAATTATCAGGCAACATCTTACACAGATGATGAAGTTGAGAAAGACCTTTACGATAACTACTATTCCGTAATTAAGAATTTGGCAGTATATGATTTTGCACAGATGGGCGCACCATTTGAAAGTAGCCATAGCGAAAATTCAATTTCAAGGACTTGGGTTAGTCGTGATGATATTTTGAAATGTGTTTATCCATTTGTGCAGGTATTATAGAAGATTGTGCGTGAGTTGTTTAGAGTATCTAAATTTCTCGCAGGGCGTTTCGTGTAAGCGGTGGAGGGCAACGAAACACTATAATTTACGGAAAGGCGGTAAGGTATGAATATTGAGATTGCTTTACTTATTAGCGTTATTTCCGTTTGTTTTTCTGTTTACTTTGGACTAAAGAATAATAAGCGGACAGACACAAAAGATATAGAAGAACGCGTAAAAGACAACACAAGAATCAATGTAAAACTTGATGATATAGGTCAAGATACTAAAGAGATTAAATCAGAAATATCATCCATGAGGGAAGATATTAAAATGCACAATGACAGAATTATTAAAGTTGAAGAAAGTTGCAAGCAGGCTCATCACAGGCTTAACGGACTTGAAGAACGTCTCAACGGAAAGGAAGTAAGAAAAGATGGATAGTATTATGAGTTATGTAAAACCGGAACTTATTGTAGTAGCAGTTGTTCTGTATATTATCGGTGTCGGAATTAAAAAAATGGATGTTATCAAAGATAAGTACATTCCTTGTATTTTAGGTGTACTTGGTATTTTGCTTTGTGCCATTTGGGTAATGGCAAATACATCTATTGGAACAGTACCAGAAATGCTTATGGCAGTGTTTACATCAATTGTTCAGGGTGTTCTTGTTGCCGGATTGAGCGTATACGGAAATCAGCTCATTAAACAGATTAAATCAAGTGAGTAGGTGGTTGCCTTGATGACGTTGGCATCTAACAAACAAAGAATGTTTTATTCTTTACAAGATGATGAAATTCCAATTTACGAAAGTTATACAGACGAAGAGGGAAATGTAATTTACATTACGGATGATGATGGAAACAAGATTGAAACCGGAGAAACAACAATTGGTTATACAAAACCAGTTGAGTTTAAGGCAAACATCACAAATAAGTTGAATGAAGTTGTATGGCAAGACTATGGTATTGATGATAGTACAAACTATGCACAAATCATTGTCAGTAAAGGTTATTTGCCTTTGAAATCCGGTAGCGTGATTTGGAAGAAGTCAGAAATCGTATACAAGGATGATGATAACACAATGCCAGATGAAAGCAGTGCTGATTACACAGTAAAAGGTGTTGCGGACGAGGGATTAAATGAGGACTTGTTCTTGTTAAAAAGGAATGTGAAGTAATGAAACAAAAAGTAAATATTCTTGGAACTGAATATATGGTTAAAGAAAAGGAATTAAAAGATGCTGATTGCGATGGTTATTGCGATTGCACAAATCATACAATCGTTATTCGTTCTGACAACTTTAACAATGTTGGAAATTTTAGGAATTTACAAAGCAAACAATTAAGGCATGAGATAATTCATGCTTTTTTAAGTGAGAGTGGCTTACAATCCAATTTTGAACATTCACAGCAATTTGGTCATGAAGAAACAATAGTTGATTGGTTTGCGATTCAATTTCCAAAGATTTTTAAAGTGTTTCAAGAACTTGATATTATGTAGGTGGTTTTATGGCAATAAAGACATTTAAAGCAAACTTGTCTGTAAGTGGATTAAATGCCCTTAAAAAACAACTTTTGCAGTATAGAGATGATTTACCTATCAAATGTAAACAACTTGTTTCTAGGCTATTACAAAGTGGTGTAGAGGTCGCTGAAACGAATATATCAGAGAGTCCATTAGGAAAGTATGTTACGGTTTCGACAAACATATCTGCTGACAAGATTGGGTGTAATGGTATATTGCTTGCCAAGGGGCAAGTAAAAGAACAAGATGGTTATGCACCGTTTAGCATATTGCTTGCTATTGAATTTGGTGCAGGTGTCCATTTTAACCCAACGCAAAATCCATTAGCCGGAAGTAAATTTCCTTATGGTGTTGGTACATTTCCGGGGCAGACACACGCTTATGACGATATGTGGTGGTACTGGAATGAAAAGGAACAAAAATGGATGCCTACGCATGGTGTAAAAGCCACTATGCCTATGTATAAAGCCGGAGAAGATATAAGAAGTAAAATTATAAAAACGGCGAAAGAAATATTTTGAAAGTAGGTGGTACATATGTCGGTGGAATGGGATGAATTAGTGCCATCTACTGTATTCACAAGGATAAAAACAAACTTTTCTGATAGTTTGAAAAAAAAATACAAAATGACAGATAAAAACTTTTCTTCCGTTGGCAGTAGTAATACACCAGCGGTTTTTCCTTTTGTAAGATTGCAATTGTTACCCGGTTCAGAAATCGGAGAAGATTTAGAGGGTGACAAAATCAATGCGGAAAAGTTTTCTTTTCAAATTGATGTGACTGATAATAAATCACAAGCAAGAGCAAAAGAAGTTATAAGGGAAGTTAAGAGAATTATGAAAACAATGCGTTTTCGTGGTTCTTCAATGCCTACGCAAGATGATACAAAAGACACTTACCGGCAAACTGCTAGATTTAGCAGAACAATCGGAAAGAATGATATATATTGACGTAAATACAAGCCGAAAGGCTTTATTTTTTTATCAAATTTAAGGAGGTAACAAGATGGCTTCAACAAGTTATTTGGCAAGAATTATCTACAAAGAACACAGTGAAGATGGATTTGCAGGAACATACAAATTGATGTTACGTGCAAAGTCAATCCCATCGCCAACATCTGCACCAAACACTGTAGAAAGTACCACGATGGAGGATGATGCACAGACTTTTGAAATGGGTATTAAACAGTCTGACGCAAAAGAGTTTGTAGGAAACCTTGAAAAAGATGATTTTAGTGCTCTTTTGAATGTTGAGGGTAAAAAATGCGACATTATTCAGTTGTATGGAACGGATGGCGTTGGTGGTGTTGCCAAATCAGCATATGTAGGGCAGATTACACCTACTGTAAATGATGTAGGCGGCGTAGATGAAATTCTTGAAATGACCGCTACCGTTGTTCAGAATACCGTGCCTAAATGGGTTACTGACCAACTTACAGTCGTTGATAACAAGGATGGTACTTTCACTGTTACAAAAGTGGGGTAACAAGCTATTCAACGAGAAACACTAAAAAGGCTGTGTTGAGTAGCGAGGATGAAGAGACAGCCGAACCGGAACTCGAATAATATATGCAGTAAAAAAGAGAGCCACCTTTCGGGGTGGCTCCTTTCCACTAAAAGTGGGGAAAGGATAAAGCATTATGGAATTAAAAGTTAAAGGTAAGGAATACAAGGTTAGATTTGGATATAACAGTTTCTGCGACACAGATTTGATGGACAGAACAAAGGATTTGCTTGGAATTTTTGACAGTGAAGAAGTTGAAAATGACAGTGATGTGGGCGGCATTGGCAAGGTTAAAGAATTGTTTTGCTGTGTTCGTGATTTGCTTTACGTTGGATTTCAGAAAGAAAATCCAGTTGAAAGCGTTCAAGAAGTAGGAGATATTCTTGACGATTATCACGATGAATCGCCAGATAAAGGAATCCTTGATTTGTTTACGCAGTTGACGGAGGAATTGATGAGTAAGGGTTTTTTGGGAGACCTGTTGAACCAGATTGGGGAGACAGAGGAAGCATCGGAGAAAGTAACGAAACTTCCGCAAGACCACAAGAAGCCACAGAAAAAATAAATAAGTCATACTCGGATTTTATATATGAAGATGTAATACCTCATTATCTTTCCTATGGAGTTGATTACGATAGGATTATGGAAAGTTGTCCAAAAGACTTATATCCATATGACAAAGCACATGAACTCCAATTAAAAGAACAAGATGAATTGCAACATATGTGGTGGGGCAATTATGGCATATCTGCTTTGGTTGTAGCCATAGACAGTTGCTTAAATGGTAAATCAGCAAAATCGGAATATATTAAAAGTCCAATTATGGCAAAAATGTTTGAAGAAGAATATATGACAGAAAAAGAAACAGAAGAACGTGAGATAAAGAAAGCAATTGAAATTGAAAAACAGTGGATGGCAAGGTCTATGAACAAAGGATTGCCGGAAACAATCATATAAGGAGTGTTGAAAAATGAAAAAAGAACATTCAATCAGAATTGACAGAAAAAAATTACATCCATGGTTAAATTACAAACTTGGACTTTTGCTTAAAGAGTGTGCAAAAAATGGAATCTATCTGATTATTACAGAGGGACTTCGTACAAAAGCACATCAGGATTTTCTTTATGCACAAGGAAGAACAAAACCCGGTGTAATAATAACAAATGCTCCGGGAAGTTCTTATTCTTCACAGCATCAGTGGGGAATTGCTTTTGATATTGCAATCAATGATTCTAAACTTCTTTATAATGATGGACTGATTAGAAAAGTTGCGAAGATTGCAAAATCAAAGAAAGTCGGTTTGAAATGGGGTGGAAATTGGAAATCCATTGTTGATACTCCGCATTTTTACCTTGGAAAATGGGGAAGTACAACTAAAAAATTAAAGAAAACGTATGGTTTTTTTGACAAATTCAAGAAAACATGGACCGGTAAATTACGTTGCAACACATATTTGAGGAAAGGACGTTTGTTTACGTCTAAAAAACTTATGACAATCAAAAAAGGTGAAACCGTACGGATTCTGTGGAAATCAAAAGTAAGCAGAGTTGCCAAAATTGAGTATGCAGGAAAGTACGGTTTTATTAGATTGAAAAATCTTGCGTAATGCAAATGATAGATAGTGAGGTGTTAGTATGTCAGAAACAATTGAATCGTTGGATATTAAAATAAATGCAACGGCAAAAAGTGCCAAAGATGAAATCACAAATCTTGTTGGTAAAATTGATGTATTAACATCTTCACTGTCTAAGATTAACGGTAGCAATTTAAGCGGACTTGCAAATGGAGTATCAAAACTTGGAAATGCTACCAAAACATTAAGCGGAGTAAAAGCAACCGACTACAATAGAATTGCAAAAGGGTTTGAGCGTTTTGCGAAAATTGATGTTGGTGGATTATCTCGTACTGCCAGTGGGTTGAATACACTTGCAAATGGTCTTAACAATCTTGGAAACATTCAGAATCTTGGTGGCATTACATCTGCCGTAAATGCAGTTAAAAACCTTTCAAAAGTGAATATGGCTGGATTTGATACATCCAAAATGACAGAGATTGCAAATTCTGTTTCAGATTTAGCAACCAAACTTAGCGGTGTATCTGCAATTGAAAGCACTGTGACACGTGTTGTGGGTTCGTTATCAAGGCTTTCTAATAGCGGTCAGTATATTGGTAATGTAACAACAGAATTTCCGATTTTAGGCGAACAAGTAGTAAAACTGGTAGGTAAATTATCTTCTGCAAATGCAATTGATATTAGTATTACAAAAGTTGTAGAGGGTATTGCTAAACTTGCAAATGCCGGAAAGCGTGTTGGCGAAACAGTTGCAAACCTCGATAAACTTGGTAACGGTGTAATGAATTTGCTGAAAAAACTGCAAAATGCACCTCAAATTAACTCAAACGTAGCCAACACAATTCAAGGTCTTGGAAACCTTGCGTCAAGCGGTAGCAGAATTTCCACTGTTTCTGATAGAGCATCAACAAGCACTAAAAAACTTGGAAATGCACTTAGTTCATTGAAAGACAAATTAAAAAGCGCACATAAATCATCAAAAGGTTTTGTAAGTAGCATTGGTATGTTTTATGCTAAATTCTTTTTGGTAATTCGTGCTGTAAAGAAATTCGGTCAAGCAATTGGTTCGGCGCAGGACTACATTGAGGAATTTAACTATTTTTCGGTTGCGCTTGATAAGGTTGGAAAAGACAGTGCTAACCAGTTTAAGAAAGCCGGTTATAATAGTGCGGAAGAATATGCAGGAAGTTTCCGTAAAAGATTTGGAAAACTTCAAAAGCAGTTGACTGGATATGATGTTGATACTAACACTGGAGATGCAACAAATACTTTTTCACACAACCTTGGTTTGGATTTGACAGAGGTCATGAATTACAACGCCGCTATTGCGCAGATTACGAACTCTGCCGGTATGCTTGGTGAAACGTCGATTGATTCCGCAAAAGCACTTACTATGTTATCCGCAGACTGGGCGTCTTTAGCAAACTTAGACACCGCTGACGTTATGCAAAACTTTCAATCAGCTCTCGTCGGCCAGAGCAGGGCCGTTTATAAATACGGGCTTGACATCACCTCCGCTGGCTTAGCACAAACTGCGATGAATCACGGTATTACAGAAAGTATTAAGAATCTTTCGCAACAGTCCAAAATGCAGTTGCGTGTTTTGACTATGTTGGAACAGTCAAAGGTTGCATATGCTGATTTGGCACGTACAATTAACCAACCCGCAAACCAGTTGAGGATGTTGCAGGCTGGATTTAAGAAATTATCTTTGACAATTGGCTCCTTGTTTATGCCGATTGTTCAGAAATTGTACCCATATATGAATGCTGTGGTTATGGTTTTGCAGGATTTCGCACAGTGGGTAGCGAAACTGGCAGGAATCAAACTTGGTGATACGGATGGTTCACGGAAAACACCAGAAGTACCGGACTACTCTGATGCGGCAGACGATACGGATAAAGTTGCTAAGAACATGGATAAGACGGCTAAAAAGACCAAAAAAGCCGCCGACAATTTGCAGGGATTTGATATTGTAAATAAATTGCAGGATAACAGTGATAGCGATAGTGGTGATACAGACCCTTCTGGTGGAAATGCTAATATTGACCTTTCCAAAGATATTAGTGACGCATTGAAGAACTATGAAAAGATATGGGATAATGCCTTTAAGAGCAACAAGAACAAGGCAGTTGAGTTGTATAAGAAGATGAAGAAAGCAATCCTTGACGCATGGAAAGGTGGAGACTTTACGTCTCTTGGTTCGGCACTGGCTAACTGGATTAACAAAGGAATGAACAAAATTCCATGGACAAAGATTAAAAAGACCACTAAGAAGATTGCTAAATCTCTTGCTACGTTTTTGAATGGGTTTGTTAAAGACCTTGATTGGGTAAAACTTGGAGAAAACTTCTCCGAGGGATTGAATACATGGTTTGAAGCATCATACACCTTTTTCAAGACGTTTGATTGGCTCAAATTCGGTCAAAGTATTAAAGAGGGTGTAACATCTGCCATAAATACGTTTAATGCCAAATTAGCAGGTAAATCACTTGGAGCGAAGTTGCGTGGTATGATTCAGTTTGCGTTTGGCGTTATGGTGGATTTTCCATACAAAAACCTTGGAAAGAAAATCGGAGATTACATCAATGGATTTCTCGAAGAGATGGGAGAAGTACGCAAAAATACTGGTTTAACTGGATGGCAGGAGTTAGGAAAGACAATAAGTGATGGAATTACTGGAATACTTGATACGATTGACACCGCACTTTCTACTGTAAATTGGTCGGAAGTAGGAAAAGCAATTGGAGATTTTCTTTCTGAAATAGAATGGGGAAAAACACTTTTGAAAGTAGGGAAAATAATAGTCAAAGCATTGTTTAGTGCCTTGAAAGTGGCTATTTCTGCATTTGCTAGAGACCCATTAGGTATTGCATTTAAGTTATCAACGGTTATTGCTGGATTTATGGTTTATAAAAAATTCAAAGCCGTATGGGGCGCATTGCAAATAATGTTTGGAAAGGGAATACAAGATTCTCTGGTTAAATCAGCAACAGAAATAAAATCGGGGCAAATAGCGTCAGCATGGAACGGTATGTTTGGGAAATTAGGAACCAAATTAGGCAAAGTATTTGGAAAAGCAGTTGCCGCAGTTGCCGTATTAGAGATAACAGGTCAATTGGCAGCAACAATTGGTGATAAGATTATTGAAAAAAATTCCAAAGAAATTTTATCACAAATAAGTTCTGGAGATATTTCTGGAAAGAATGCATTAGCAATGAGTAGTAGTTGGGTTGGACAATTACTTAAAGGAAATATTATATCGCCAGAAGATTATGCCGACCAAGTAGCAAAAGAGCAAAATGATAAACAAAATAAGGAAAGAGAACAAAAACATAAGAAAACCGTACAAAAGCAATCATTGAAACTTGGAATCTCTGAAAACGATTATGCAGAATATAAGAGACAGTTAAAAAAATTTACTGATTCTGCAATAGAAAAAGGTTTGGGAAAAGATAAGGTTAGTTCATATATAACATCTTTTGAAAAAATGCTGAAAAATAAAACAACTAATGTTGCTGGTATTGTAAAAGAGATGAATAAAATACTAAACGATGAGACTTCCGGGAAAAGCACAAAATCGCTGAATAATTTGACTAAAGTTCATATGGACCAGATAAATATTGGTGCCTCATTACAAACAACGATAATTAAAAAATTATCGAAAGCATATAAAGATGGGAAAATAAGTTATGCTGACTATGAAAAAATCGCAGGAAAAGCATATGGAACTATGGATGAGTTTAGGAAAGTGCTGAAAAAATATGGTATTGAACTTCCTAAGCAATCTAGCAAGACGAAAGAATTTAAGCAACAGACGAGCAATTTGAAAAAGAAGATGGATAAACTTGGAGTAAGTACACAAGACCAAGCGGACTACATGGAAACGCTAAAAACAAGTCTTGATAATGGTACTATTTCATGGGAAGATTACAAAAAGATAACAGATAAGAACTACAAGTCAACAGACGCATTGAAAAAGAAAATTGATTCCTTGAAACCAAAATCAGTAAAGGTTAAGGCTGAAACCTCTGGTGGTGATGATGTTGATAGTTTGCAGGGGAAAGTAGATAGCGTAAATAGCAAAACAGTAACAATTACGGCTGGAATTAAAGGTTGGGATATAAAGACGTTTGGTGATTTGCAGATTGCGATGAAAACCATGAAAAATCGTGACATAAATGTAAATATTGACCCTAAACTTCGTAAAGGTTGGTATAACGCAGTTAAAACACAGTTGCAACAGAAAAAGTTTTCATTAAATGTCAATGCTTCGATTAACAATGTGACGGAAGGTAAGCTGAAATCATCTGTCAAGTCAATGGATGGAAGAAAAGTAAATTACGGAAAATTGACTGCTGCTATAAATAATGCCAAAAACAGAGTGACAATAGGTCAGCAAGGACAGATATTCGTAAGTCATGCAGAAAAATCACTAATCAAAATGCTGAAAAAGTACGGATTGAATTACGAGACTTATGCTAACGGTGGATTTCCGGAAGATGGATGGTTCCGTGCAAGTCACGGCGAAATGATGGGTAAATTCGACAATGGTAAGTCCGTTGTTGCAAATAACAAACAGATTACGACCGGTATTTCCGAAGCGGTTGCACCGGCTGTTTATGCGGCTACAAAGGCGGCAATCAAAGAGGAATTATCAAATGCAAATGTCGGTGGCGGTGATGTTTACCTTGACGGAACAAAAGTAACAACGGCAATTATGAACAACGCAAAGAAAATCTCCAAGAACAAAGGAATTTCTTGGAACATGGCTTAAAGAAAGAGGCTCATGCAAATGGGTCTCTTTTTTATGTGAAAAAGTTAGGAGGTGTCATATGGCATTTACGTTGAAGTTTGGTTGGACTAAGGACAGTTTAGAAGATATGCCAACACCAAAATATGAGGGTTGGAAAATCTCACGAGAAAAAGTGTGGAACGCAAAAGCAGGAAGAAGTTCAAAAGCACTTTACAACGGAAAGATAGTTGCAAAGAAAGTAACGCTTGACATGGCATTTCCGGCAAATTTGACGCCAAGCGAAATCAAGAAGTTGATGAAGTACGCAGACCCGGATGATTTATCAAACCGGTACGGCTACATACAGTTCACCAATGAAAAAGGAGAAAAAGAAACAAAGCAGTTTTATTTTGGAAACCCTAGTTTTGACGCAATGACTTTCCTTAATGGAAAGTTTATTTGGTCTAGCATACAGATACAGGCGGTGGAGCGATGAGTTATACAGCAAAAGTCTTTTATGTTTTGGAAAGCGACCCTACATATACATTGAAATATGATTCACATGTAAAAGATGTAAATATCGGAGATTCGTTTAGTTTGTCTTTTTTGGATTTTGACTATAACGGAACTCATTACTATGTAAAATACGCTATCAATAACGGAAGTGTGTATAAACGTGGCGTAAATACGATTGATTGTAAAAGCATGATGATTTCGGATGATTATAGGTATATGTCTTGGTACGTGTTCTGCACAGAAGATGAAACAGATATTACTGGAGACTGTGCAGTTTCCTATACTGACATAACAACAGAATTATATTTGAGTATAAGCACAGGAAATTCGGATAGTGTAAGCACAAGAGGAAAAGAAACGCTAATATCTGTAAGTATATCGCAAGGTTGTGTTAGTGATTCATTTGCCAGTTATGGCTCTACTTATAGCCCTACTATGAGTTGTGAAATGTATGCAGAAAATAACGATTTTACGGATGCCCTTATTGCAAAGACGTATTACGATAATACATTAAAAGGAACTATTGTAAATGCATGGATTCTTATAGGAAATGAATTTGCATATCCGGTACCTATCGGAAGATTTGTTGTAAAAGAAAATCCAACATACAACGGTGATACTGTTTCATTTACTGGAAACGGTTTAATGAGCGAATACATGGATAGAGCAGAAATCGTCATTAGTTCGCTAAACGAATATCACAAAACGGAATTGGAAGAAAAATACGTACCTAGCCAATTGCAGTTTATCTACACACGTGACGACGTTTATTATTGGGAGTATTTGCCGCAAGACTTTTTGCGTGTCACAGGATGTCCGCTATACATTGATAATTGGAAAGATGTTTTATCGTCAATCAAACAATATAAGTTGTACCATTTGATGATTCCTATGTTATCAAATTTTGCAGACAATGATGAGGATGGTTACGATTGGGATTGGGAAAGCAGAATCACATGGAGAGATTTGTTGTCTGGTATAGCAGTTTTGTTACGTGCAAATGTGATTGAAAAAAACGGTGCTTTTTATATTAAGCAGTTACCAGAGTTGCAAGCAGATAACAATTACAGACCTATATTTAATGGAGATACCTATGATTCTAATGCGATTTTCGGAAACAACCTTATGTGTCCAAACAACGTATCTGTAAAGGCTAATAATTGGTACTTTTACGAGACAAACAGTGACTATGTTGGATTTGGATATTACGAGGGTGAATCCACGGTCGTATTGAATGACAAGGCAAGCAGTGTATCGAATGTAGAGAATTATCCAGTGACGATTGAAACACCTTGGATATTATACGAAACGCTTGACAGAAATACGGTTCATACGTATTTAGGACAAGTTACGCCAATGCAGTGGAAAACAGGGTTATCCTTTTTGAACAAGGCGTTTGTTTACCATAAAGCGAGTATCGAAACAATGTACTGGCATCCTCTTATGTCGGTTGGTGAAATGCTTACGTTCGAGGACTATGACGGAGTTAAGAAGTATGTGCTTGTCGGAGAAATGACGCTGCACTACGACGGTGGGTTTTATGCAGAGATTACGTCACCGTGTGAAGTGCAGGAATCAAACTCATCGTCAGTTGGTAGCAGTGGTTCAAATAGTTACAATAGTGGAACAATGGCGCAGGCAAGCGGAACGGTTACTAGTACAATCCTTGGTGCTATTTTCAAGGATGGAGTTATTACAAATAGTAAAATTGCGGATTCCACGATTGAGAATAGCAAGATTAAGGATTCTACAATCACCAACGCAAAGATTGCGGATGCTACGATTGAATGGGAAAAGGTGTCGAAATCTTTTATTACGGATTTAACGGCAGATAATGCGTATATTGAAAATCTGAAAGCAACTATCGGTGAGTTTGGATATATTACTGCCGAAAATGCTGATTTGACATATGCAACTATTACATCACTGCGAGCAGTAGATGGAAAGATAGACACCCTTACAGCCAAAGCAATTACAACGGACAATTTGGAAGCCAAAGTTGCTACCTTAGGGTATTTGTCGGCTGAATCGGCAGACGTTAAATTTGCCACCATAGAAAGTCTTAAAGCGGTAGATGGGAAGATAGATACATTGTCCTCAAAGGCTATCACTACAGAAAACCTTAGTGCAAAGGTAGCAGACTTAGGCTATTTGTCAGCAGAGAGTGCAGATTTAAAATATGCAAACATCAAATTATCCAATATTGAAGTTGCGGATATTGCTACATTATTTACAGAAGTTGGTCTTATTGATAGAGCAACAATCGTAGAAGGACATATCACTGGTTTCTTAGATAGTGTTGAAGTCAACGCCGCAAACATTACGGCCGGAACCTTAGTGGCAGACAGAATATTGCTAAAAGGCGAAAATGGATTGCTTTATTCGCTGAATAATTTAGGAGAACTTCAAAGTAAAACAGTTGATACTTTGGATGGATATATACTTACTGACCGGACCGTAAATGCAGATAAAATCGTAGCAAAAAGCATAACAGCAAATGAACTTGATGTTGAAAAGGTTTTTGCGGATTCTGCTGTTATTAAAAAAATATTTTCGCAAGACGTGACGGCAACCGGAACAATCACTGGTGCAACATTAAAAGGTGCAAATGCAGAGATAGATAACGGTTTGATTGGTGGATTTAATATAAAGGAAGATGGAATATCAAAAGCATACACGAAAAGTAGCAGTGAAGCTTCCGAAAAGCAAGATTCATATGAATTAGACATATCAAGCAATGGTATTCCTTCATTTAAAGTAACTGGCCAAATATGGAAAGATAACAGTACAAAAGTTATTTATGAATCAATTTTTGATAACACATTAACAATAGACCAGTATATGTTTTTAAATAATTCAAATATAAAACAATCATGGTTTAGAACGGAGTTTGCTAAGTCATCTGGCGGAAATATAACAATATCTCAATTAAATGCGAATGGATTAGTGGAATTTGAAACCGCTTATGGATCGGGATATCTAAGTCATACTAAATATGAAAATGGAAAACCTTCGGAAGAACTTCCATTTAGGGTCGATTCCCCCCTTAAAATACGCTCTAATCATAATGCATCACTGACGAATTACGACTTACAAATTTCGTCTAATACTGGAAACCACATGAACCTCGGACAAAGAACGATTCAAGCAGTTGACAAGAACAATGCTGCGACAACTTTATATTTAAACAGCTATGGGGGAAGTGTATCAATTGGTAGAGTTAATGGGGCTGGAACCACTACATTAAATGCCAATGTTGCTTTTGAGAAGCATTGTTCGAGTGTAACAACAACGACGCCGAGTTCAACTATCTTATATGGCATTACCATGAATGGTGGATTGTTCAAAGCCGTAGTATTTCGCAACTATCCAATTGCTTCGGCATCCGCTTGGGCGAGCTTTGTTCAAACAGAGTTAATGCCGGGTGATTCCGGTGCAGCAGATGTTGTCCAGTATCACAACATGGTAACTGGTAGAGGTGAGTGTGTTAGAGTGGCTTTTAATGCTAATACTGGAAACCTAGCAGTTAATGCACAGTATAACGACATAACCAATGATACACTGAACGGAATAGCAATATTCCCAGTGTTACAATAAATAATTCAAAATTTAGGAGGTAAAAAGAAATGGATGAAAACAAAATCACAATCATTGACTACGTGGAGAAGAAATTGTCTGCTGAAATCGCAGAACTTAAGGTTCTGCTTGCAAAGACGGAGTTTAAGGCTTTTGCCTTGCAGGAAGAAAACGAGCGATTAAAAGCGCAGTTGGCAGAAAAAGAGGAAAAATCAGAAAAGGATGAATAATATTTTTGAATCCTACATATAATATATTACATGGCAATCCCATGTAATCAAGTTTCGGTTTGGGAGAGGGGTTGCAAATTCCCCTTTCCCTACAATTATATGCTAGGAGGAGATTTATGATAGGAGAACGCAGGAAACATAGAAGAAAATTAAAGAAACTTATTTCCAAGATGAAAAACGTAGATTCGTTGAGATATTACTACGGGTACATTGCAGAAAAAGAAAGATTAAAAGGTAATACTTATAAGGTATAATGAAATGGAGTAGGATAAAAACCCTACTCCGTTTTTTTATGACAGTTTATCGTATCTAGATTTGATAGATGGTATTGTCATTTTTTTGTTTTTCTTTCCATCTCTCTTTACAACATAATAAGCGGTTCTTCTTACAGTTCCCCAGACAGAAATCGTTTTCCCTCTTCTGTAGCCAGAATATTCTTGGTAGCCTTGGCTCATGTATACTTCATAGTATTTTCCACCAGACTTTACGATTACGGTCAAGTCACTATCTAATGTATCTTCCTTTACATTTTCTATTTTGCCCTTGATTTTTATTTTCTTTCCCTTGTACTTACCTTTTTTCAATTTGGAATAATTGTAGGATTTACACATTTTCTTATATTTTTTCTTTGATGGCTCTTTCTTGCCAGACCATCCCTCTTTGAATCCGTCTGCAAACTCTGAAAATATTCCCATTGTCCTTGCCGGTATAGCGGCTTTTGAAATTGTTGGAACGCATACTGAAATAGTAAGCACTAGCGTTGTTACTACTGTTAATAGTTTCTTCATAAAACACATCTCCAATCTTTTTTATTTATACAATAATGAATGGTATCATTATTTAGTATCAGTTTTGTTTGCTCTCCAAAGCAGGTCAATTCCCTCTAAAATATATTTTCTGGCTTTCTCATCGAGGGTATAATATTTCTTAATGGCTTCTTTTAGTTCTACATCTTCTGAAATATGAGCGTCCAAAAGGGCATCTTCTTCTGAATATGTTTTATCTTTTCCATTAACCAAATAATCAATAGAGCAATCTAAGCATTCTGCAATTTTTCTAATTTTTGAAATTTTAGGCTCACTTTTACCCTTTTTCCAATCGGAAAATGTACTTTTGGGAAAATCACAATATCTTGCTACTTTTGCATCATTTAAACCTTTTAAATCTCTTAATTTACAGTATCTTTCGTACATAGAAAATCTCCTTATCAAAAAAAGTTGCAATTTCTCAACTTTTAGGGTTGACAAACAAGACTCCCTAATGTATTATAAAAACAAGTTAGGAAATCTCAACCAATTCAAAATTGAGAAATTTATATTATGTTTTTTGCACAATTCATAGTATATACGATTTTCTAACTTTTATCAAGACATAGTTGTGAAAATCGAACAACTAAAAAGGATTTTCGGTAAAAAGACTGTTAGTGTGCCGTCACTAACAGTCTTTTACCCCAATTTTTATACCGTATGCACTTTGCAGTCTTTCGACGCATTGTACGACACCAATGCTTCTTAAAGCACTCTGCCACTTATGCAGTTTGGGTTCAGCATAATTTATTGCCATTAGTTGGCAGATTGCAAGGAACAAGCGGTGTAGTGTGACAAATATCGGAATGTCAACCTCGAGTTTTTAACGAACTTCTCTGTTCGGCTACGCTACACTTGATGTTACATTTCACTCCATTTTAACGTGCTGTGGCTTCACGATTGCGACCTTGCAAATGCGGAACAGGCAAATTCAAAATTGCTTTCAAGGTATACACCTCCTAAGATGAATTTACCTAAAATGGCTTATTTATTATAACGAAAATCCTAACGCAAGTCAAGAAAGGAGATGAGATTTTGGACAAGGGAAATAGAAAGAAAAGTTTTAAAAAGTTAGAATTGCTTGTTAATTCGAGAAACATTACCTTTTATAAATTGGCTGATGAACTCGGATTGGCTAGAAGTACTTTTTCGGATTGGAAATCTGGGAAATCAATGCCAAAGACGGATAAACTGATTAAGATTTCGAATTACTTTGGTGTAGAAATTTCCTATTTTATTGAGTAAAGAAAGGAGTAGACATGAACGATTTACAGATTTTTGAAAATTCAGAGTTTGGAAAAATCCGTACCATTACAAAGGATAATGAGCCTATGTTTTGCCTTATGGATATTTGCAAGGCTTTAGACATGAAAAATCCAACAATGGTTGCTTCAAGATTGGAAGATGATGAAGTGACTAAGTTTGACTTAGGCAGTAAAAGAGGGGAAACAAACTTTGTTACCGAAAGCGGATTGTATGCGGTTATTCTTCGTAGTGATAAGCCGAATGCAAAGAAGTTTCGCAAGTGGGTAACTGGCGAAGTGCTTCCATCTATCCGCAAGAATGGCGGTTACATTGCCAATCAGGAGAATCTTACTCCAGAACAGATTGTAGCCAACGCATTAGTTGTGGCGCAGAACATCATAACCCAAAAGGACAAGCAGATTGAGGAAATGACACCAAAGGCAAATTACTTTGACGCTTTGGTAGATAAGAAATTGAATACCAACATCCGTGACACCGCAAAGGAACTTGGTGTTGGAGAAAAAGCATTTGTTTCTTTCCTTATTGAAAAAGGATATGTTTTCAGACAGGGGAAACATAGAAAATTGCGTCCATATGCCAAATACGCAGAGAGCGGAAACGGCTTGTTTGTCTTAAAGGACAAGCACAACGAGCAGAACGGTTGGACAGGACAGCAGATGTATGTCACTCCAAAAGGAAAAGAAACATTCCGTCTGCTTTTGGAAGAAAGGGAGTGAGCCTATTATTCAGAAGATGATATTGGCGGTTCTGACATTTCTTCTTATTATAACGGTGGCAAGCGGATTTAAGGACGTATACGCTTACGAGCCGGAATATGCACAAGAAGATACGTTATTTATAAAAACAGAAGAACCGCAGGTAAATGTGATTCCAAATGCAAATACGAACAGTTCTTTGGAATCCGCAAAACACATAAAGCAAAAGAAAAAGTCAAAGAAGAAACACAAGGAAAGGAAAGGCGTTCGATTCTTGATAACTGCATATTGTCCTTGTTGCGATTGTTCAGAGGGGTACGGAAAGATAACTTCTACTGGCAAGATACCAAAGCAGGGAAGAACAATAGCGGTTGACCCTAAAGTCATACCGTATGGAACAAAGGTTAAAATCAAAGGTCTTGGAACATTTATAGCCGAGGACTGCGGCGGTGCGATAAAGGGGAATCGAATTGACATATACTTTGAATCTCATGCAGACACAGAGAGATTCGGAGTGCAAAGAAGAACAGTATTTATATTAGGAAAGGATGATTGAATGATTAAGACAGATGCTAAACCGGCAACACCAGAATTGATTGCAAATTTAATTGAACTTGGTGCAATTTATGTGAAAGACGGAGAGTTTTATGCAAATGAACCGGGAACATACAAAAAAGAAAAGGAATAGCAGTTTGATTTGCGGTCAAGGGTGCTATTCCAGTAGTAAATAACTATGTGTTATTTGCGCTCATTTTATCAAATAAGGAGTGAAAAGTCAAGATGAATACAATTTTATTAAGAGGTACCGTGGCGAGTAAGATTAAATTCTCTCATTCGTCGCATGGTGAGAATTTTTATGAATTTCGCTTAAAAAGCGAAAGAAAAAGCAAGAAAGAGGATATTCTAATCTGCTTGGTTCCAGAGATTATTCTGGAAAAGTGTTCGATTATAGAACACGAAAAGATTGAAGTCCAAGGAGAAATTCGGACTATCAATAGAAAAAATCATAAGCACATTTATGTATTTGTGCAGGATGCCATGTGCGGCGGAGAGGTAAATTCATTGCCGGACGTAAATGAAGTAAAAATGGATGCGCATATTTGTATTCAACCTAATTTACGGCGCACATCTGCTTCCAATAGAAGAGTATGTGATGTCATTGTCGCAAGCAACCGACAATACGGCTCCGACTATATTCCATGCATAGCATGGGGGAGATATGCTACATACGTTTCAAAATGCGATGTAGGTACTCATCTGGAAATTATCGGAAGATTGCAGAGCCGTGAATATCACAAGCAGATGGACGATGGCACAGTAGCAGTAAAAACCGCTTTTGAAGTATCAGTTTCAAAAGTCAAAGAAATCGGAAAGGAGAATGAGGATGAGGAAAGCAATGATTCAAATACCGCAGAAGAGGTTTGAAGAACTTATAAAATTGGAAGAAAGAGTAAATGTTGCTGTCGAAACTGCTATGAATGAAGAATATGCTTCCGTTACTGATATTTTGTTTATCCTTGGAACTGAACTTGCTTATGATATGGCAAATGAAAGAAAGGAGAAATATAAGAAGTGGATGAAAGAAAAAATGGAATCTTGATTCCAAACAAAGAATATCGTGCTATGGATGGAGTTAGTTCTTCCGATTTGAAAAAAATGGCTAAATCACCGGCACATTTTCGATACTGGAAAGACAATCCGGAAGAAGATACGCCATCATTGCTTTTTGGTAGGGCGGTTCACAAATACATTTTGGAAAAAGATGATTTTTACAAAGAGTTTGCCGTAGCACCAGAAATAGACAGACGAACAAAAGATGGAAAAGCGAAGTGGCTTTTATTCCAAGACCAAAACGAGGGAAAAGACATTGTTTCATTGGATGATTTTCAACAAATAAAAGATATGCATTACGTCTTGTATAGTAATTCATTTGCAAGAACTCTTTTAACTGGCAAAAAGGAACTTTCGTATTTTACGGAAGATTCAGAAACAGGAATTACTATGAAATGCAGACCAGATTGTCTTACAGAAGTAGCAGGAACACACTTTTTGATTGACTACAAAACATGCAATGACGCTAGCACAGATGTATTTATGCGTGATTCAATCAAATTTATGTATGATATGCAGATGGCATATTACAAACACATTCTTGATGAAATACTTGGTGTTGAGCATACTGTAGTTTTTATCGCACAAGAGAAAACTGCTCCATACTGCGTAAATATTATGGAACCAAATGAATATTATATGCGTTCTGGTGCTGATATGTTTAGGGAATACTTAAATCTCTATAAAGAATGTTCAGAAACTGGTAACTGGTACGGATATATGAAAGATGAAGTAAACAGTCTTGGATTGCCGAACTGGTTGCAGAAACAGTATGAGGTGTGAATATGAAAAGATACGAAAATGATTGCGTTGGATGTGCTACAGAAAGTTATCCATGTGTAGGTTCTGCTTGCAAGTATAGAAACAACCCACACTGGTATTGTGATAATTGTGGTGAAGAGCATGAGCCAAACAAATTATATCTGTATGACGGAAACGAATTATGTTCAGAATGTGTTTTGAAAAATTTTAAGAAAGTATCTAACGATACGGAAAGAGAGGATGAATGGTAATGTCAAATGAAGTATCAGTAAGAAACAATCAATCGGTTGGTGGAAGTTTTAATAACATTAACCAAGGAACAGTAGCAGTAGAAAGTAATCGTGCTATTGCAGAAGCACAGGGGAAATTGATTATGGCAAAACAGTTTCCGAGAGATTACACAAAATCATATGCAAGTGCGATTGAAGCGTGTCAAAGAAAAGGTTTTGCCGACAAAGCGTTTTTCAGTTATCCACGTGGCGGTCAGACGGTAACAGGAGTAACAATCAGATTTGCAGAGGAAATGGCACGATGCTACGGCAATCTTGAATATGGAATCAAGGAAATGTCCCATGAAAAAGGAAAGTCCGAAATGCAGGCGTATTGTTGGGACTTAGAAAACAATACAGTTTCTAGCCAGAACTTTACTGTTGAACACGTAATGGAGACAAAGCAGGGTAACAGAAAACTTACTAGTCAGCGTGATATTTACGAAAGGACAGCCAATGATGGTGCAAGACGTTTAAGAAGTAGAATCCTTGCAATTCTTCCTCCAGATTTAGTTGAGGATTGTATTAAGGAATGTAAGAAAACGATTGCCGGGCAAAATGATATTCCTTTGATTGACAAGGTAAAGAATATGATTACTGGATTTGCTAAGTTGGGCGTAACTAAAGAAATGTTGGAAAAGCGTCTTAATCATACAGTTGAGAGTATCAACGATGATGAATTGACAGAGTATATCGGTATTTACAACGGATTAAAGCAGAAAGAGACAGTTGTTTCTGATTGGTTTGAACAACCAAAAACTGCATCGCAGGTAACGGAACTTTTGAAAGAAGCTGAAAAAGAAAAAAAACAAGAGAGCAAAGAAGAGAAAGGAGATAAAAAGTGACTTATTGCGTAACTATAAAAAACAATAAGAAAAAGTTTCCGCTTAAAGGGTTAAATGAATTGCTTGGTGGAAGAATTTACAATCAAAGATTGAAAAAGTACCACAATCCAGTAAAGAAAGCAAACGATGATATATGCCTGAAAGCCATTAAACGTACTCTTAAAGGCGTTAAAATTAAAAAGCCTATACGTTGTGTGTTTTGGATATTTCCAAGTAATAAAAGACACGACAGAGGCAATCTTTGCAGTGCGGTAGAAAAATCATTTTTGGATGCATTGCAGTTAGCAAAAGTGATTAGAAATGACGGATGGGATGATGTTCTTGATTCGGAGTTTCATACAATGGTAGATACTTCAAACCCTAGAGTTGTTGTTGAAATTGAGGAAATTGGTTAAAAGAAAGAGAGGAATAATTATGGCGTATAAAGCATTTAACACAGATTTTACTTGCAATGGTAAGCAGTACGAAGAAAACACAACATACGAAGAAAGCGGAAATAAAATATGTGAAGCCGGGGTTATGCACTACTGCGAAAACCCATTTGATGTGTTGGACTATTACCCACTTGTAAATGAAAATGGGGAGATTTTAGAATTTGCAGAAGTTGAGCCACTTGGAGATGTTTTCAAACAGGAAAATAAAAGTGCAACTAACAAACTTCATATTAAGGCAAAGTTGGGCTTAAAAGGTTTTATTAAGGCTTGTATAGATTTTACTATCGAGAAAACAAAGATTGAGGAAATTGAAAATGGTATAGAGAATGACAATAGCAATAATTACGCACAGATTGGCAGTAGTGGATATTCCGCAAAGATTGGCAGTAGTGGAGATTACGCACAGATTGGCAGTAGTGGAGATTCCGCAAAGATTACATCAAAAGGAAAACATTCAGTCGTTATGGCAGCAGGCTATCAGTCGCAGGCAAAAGCTAAAAAAGGTAGCTGGATAACGCTTGCTGAATGGGCAAGAACGGATGATAAAGATAAAAAAGGCTTTCACGTTTGGATTCCTAAATTCGTCAAGACGGAATATGTAGACGGAGAGCGGATTAAAGAAGATACATTCTATGAATTAGTAGATGGAGAATTTAAAGAAGTGGAGGAAAAATAATCATGAGAATTATAAGCCAAAACGGAACAATTGATATGCCATACGATATGTGTTGTGTTTGGAGACAGGAAGAGGTTATTTACTGCCGTGCTATTGGAAGTGATGATAATGTCACGATGGCTACTTATTCTTCTAGCGAAAAAGCTGAAATGGTATTGGAACGATTTAAAGATAATGCTTTAGTTCTTTTGATGGATGTGCTTGTTGGAAAAATCACAAAAGAATATGCTAATGATTTTTATTATCAGTTTCCAAAAGAGGATTTGCTGGTTGAAAGGATTATTCCAAAAGGCGGGAAACTTCCTTTGTCAGATATTTTGAGTATTAGAAAAAAATATTTAAATGAAGAAAAATATTTAAATGAAGATTAGAGAGAATGAAAGATACCCTATGATTAAGATGCATACAGAAAAGAAAGGTGGAATGACTTATTAACAAAGTAATTTTAATTGGCAGATTAACAAGAGACCCAGAAATCAGATATACGCAGGGAGAAAATTCAATGGCAGTAGCAAGATTTACTCTTGCAGTAGACCGCAGATTCAAAAGAGACAATCAACCTACGGCTGATTTTATAAGTTGTATTTGCTTTAGAAAAACGGCTGAATTTGTTGAAAAATATTGTAAAAAAGGAACAAAGTTGGCGGTTGAGGGTAGTTGGCAGACTGGAAGTTACACCAATAAGGATGGAAACAAGGTATATACAAATGATTGCCTTGTTGATAATTGCGAATTTGCTGGAAGCAAGGCAACGGCAGAACAGAATCAGAAAAATGATAATAAATCTGGAAATAATGACTTCATGAACATTCCAGATGGTGTTGAGGATGGACTGCCATTTAACTAAAAAAGGAGACATATAAGATGGCTGATAAGAGAATGTTTTCAAGAAAATTGATTAGTTCGGATGTGTTTTTGGACATGCCATTAACTGCACAAGGATTGTTTTTTCATCTGTGCATGAGAGCCGATGATGATGGATTTGTAGATGCTCCAAACCGAATTGTAAGAGAATGTCAGGCAACTCCAAAAGACCTTGAAATCCTTGAAAGGAAGAGATACATACTCACGTTTGAAAACTCTAACGTGGTACTTATCAAACATTGGTTTCTGCACAACTCAATTGCAAAGGACCGGTACACGCCAACACTGTATACAGATGAAAGGTCGAGAGTCACCTTAAAATGTGGCAAGATGTACCCGAATTGTAGCAAGAGTGACAACAAAAACTATACGGAAGTAAAACGTACAGATAACGACTTGGAAACGAATTGTAACCAAGTTGATAACAAAGTGGAACATAGAGAAGATAAGGTAAGAGAAGAAAAGAAAAGTGATATTGTCGAGCAAAGCACGACTGACGCTTCTTTGGTGAAAGAAATCATTGATTACTTGAACGAAAAAACTGGTGCAAGTTACAGATACAGTACCAAAAAGACACAAAACCTTATCAATGCAAGGCTTAAAGAAAAATTTACTTTGGAAGATTTCAAACGTGTAATAGACAGTAAATGTAACGATTGGAAATCAGACGAGAAGATGAAAGAGTATTTGCGGCCCGAAACTTTGTTTGGAACGAAGTTTGAGAGTTATCTTCAAAATGCTCCAAAGATTTTGAAACCTAGAGCAGAGCCGGAAGAAGTTGTTCCGGAAGTTGAGGAAGAGGAAGTAGGTGCTGACTGGTAATGCGATATAAAGTTTACGAGTTTAACCCGGATGATGCTTACAACTTTGCTCGTCATGTTGGAATTGAGGTTAAGGAACACGGTGGCGAACTGTTTTTTAAGACTTGCCCTTATTGCAAGCCAAGAGCCACAAGGGGAAATGTTCGTACCTTTTCCATAAATCTTAAAACTGGACAGTTTAAGTGTTTAAGAGCCAGTTGTGGAATATCCGGCAACATGGTAACGCTTTCAAAGGACTTTGACTTCTCACTTGGTAACGAGGTTGACGAGTATTATCGTCCAAAGAAAAGATACAAGCGGTTGAAGCAACCAAAAGAAGCAATTAAACCAAAGCCGGAAGCGATTCAGTATTTGGAAAGCCGTGGTATATCCGAAGAAGTTGCCAAAAAGTACGAAATTACCGTACAGACTAGCCATCCAAACATTCTTGTATTTCCGTTCTATGACGAAGAAGGTGTACTGCAATTTGTCAAGTACAGAAAAACGGATTTTGACAAGGCAAAGGACGCTAACAAGGAGTGGTGCGAAGCAAGCACAAAACCGATATTGTTTGGAATGAAACAATGTGATGATAGTTTTGATACGCTCGTACTCACAGAGGGTCAGATGGATTCATTATCAGTTGCTACGGCAGGAATACCAAACGCAGTGTCCGTTCCAACCGGTGCCAAAGGCTTTACATGGATTCCCTATTGTTGGGATTGGCTTTGCAAATGGAAGAAAATAATCGTTTTTGGAGATTTTGAGAAAGGCTCAATATCTTTGTTGGATGAACTTGCAAAACGTCTAAAAGACCGTGTAGAACACGTCAGAGAGGACAATTACAAAGACTGCAAGGACGCAAACGAGATACTTCTCAAATACGGAGCAGAGCAGGTTAGAAAATGCGTTGAAGAATCGGTTAAGCTGCCAATCGACAATGTAATTGATTTGGCAGACGTAAAGGAACTTGACCCATACAGCATCGAGAAGATACCGACCGGTATTACGGATGTAGATAACTTGCTTTGCGGAGGAATCCCATTCGGTGTTGTTACCATCGTTACTGGAAAATCAGGAAAAGGGAAATCAACTTTTGTAGGGCAGATTATAACAAGAGCATTAAACAAAGGTGACAATGTTTTTGTATATTCCGGGGAAATGCCAAATTATCTTTTTAAGAATGCGATTGATTTTCAAATTGCTGGACCGGCAAACGTAGTGGAAGAAGATAGGAGAGATTATGTAAAGCGTTACGTTCGGAAATCTGCAAAAGATAAGATTGTAGAGTGGTATCGTGGAAAATGTATGCTTTACGACCGCACTATGGTTAAAGATGAAGATACTGACTTGCTAAATACGATTGAACGTATGATAGTAAGCCAAAATGCGAGAGTTATTGTGATTGACAATTTAATGACAATGATAAACAAAACAAGAGTTAAGGGAAGTAAGTTAGAAGCACAGAGCGAAGTTTCAAACGCACTAGAGGATATGGCTAGATTTTACAATGTTTGTATTATCTTAGTTGCACACAAGAGGAAAGATAGCGGAATTGATGATGAAGATATGGACGATTCGATTCGTGGGGATTCAGATATTGTCAATTCGGCAGGAGTGATTATTCACTACAACGTAAATAAAGATGAGAATACGATGGAAAATTATCCGAGAATAATTTCGGTTACTAAAAATCGTGTATTTGGAAGAACTTCATACAGAGGTTGGAAAGTACACTACGATGAAAAGTCCAAACGAATCTACGGAGACCACGATGATTTGAATATTTGTCTTGGTTGGGATAATGAAAGCGGTGGATTTTTCGAGGACTACGATAATTCAATATTTAGTTAGGTGGTGTTTATATGGGAAGCGTAAATGCATCGCAGATTCCAGAAGAACAGCATATGTGGACTGATATTTGGAATTGGCGTAAGAAATATTACTACCCGGAAGATGATGATTCTTGGTGGAAAGAGTTTGTAGAAACTGGCATTGCAATCGGAGAAAAATATGCAACTAAATTATCGCATGAGATTATTTTTGCAATTTTTAATGATGTGCAAAATCGCAGTAAAAAATTGAAATCAACGGAGGTATTGAAATGAAAGAAGCAATTAAATTAGTTGAAAAGGCTCTTGAAATTTTGAAGAGCGAAGAGAAAAAGGAAAAGGTTGTTTTGAGCTCATTGAAACCGGGCGAAACATTTATGATTGGAGAACATGAATTTATTGTTTTGGAACAGAATTACGAAACAACAAACGTAATCTCCAAAAACCTTATGGCTGAAAATGTTCGGTTTGATGGAGATACAAGAGATTACAATAAATCTGCTTTGAAAAAGTATATTGACGAAAAAATCAAGCCTATTATTTTGGAAAATGTCGGTGCTGGAAATCTTGTTGAGCATTCCGTGCCATTGACGAGTGTTGATAATCAGAACGAGTTTAATGATTGTATTTGTGAGGTTCGCCCTATTACTTTTGACGAAGCCAGAGAATACAATGATTTGCTTGTGAATGAAGATTTGACAGATTACTATTGGACAATTACACCGTGGTCTACTGCTGAAAGAGGGTTGAAGTATGCTATTGTAATTGTTTCGCCGTCCGGCCGCATCAACTACATCAGTTGCGGCCACGGCGGCGGCGGCGTGCGCCCTTTCTGTATCTTAAAATCTAATATCTTTGTATCGAAAGGAGAATAATATGGACTTAGAAAAAAGAGTTGAAATGCTTGAAAAGCGGATTGACAAATTGGAAAGTGAAAATATGAAAGAACGGCTTACTGGATTGAAAGTCGGCGATTATTTTGAAGTTGCCGGAACAAAATGGAGAATCCTTGACATCAAACCTTGCGGATATGTTTGTCTTTCAGATGCATTAGAGGAAAGAAAAATTTTTGATTCGGAAACAAACAATTGGAAACTAAGTAGTCTGCGTGAATATCTCAATAACGATTTTTATAAGAAAATTGCTGATGAGATTATGGAAAAAAATATTCTTCCGTTTGGAAGAGATTTATTGTCTCTTGATGGACAGGATGAATATGGAGATTGCACGGATTATGTATCTCTTCTTTCCGTTGACGATTACAGACAATACAGAAAATTGATTCCTAATAATGAACAGTGGTGGTGGCTGCTCACTCCTTGGAGTACACCTTGCAACGGATATGAAACGCAAGTATCGGTTGTTTCGCCGTCCGGCAACTTCTGCAACCGCAATTGCTACTACAACGGCGGCGTGCGCCCACTTTGTATCTTTTCACCTAATCTCTTTGAATCGGAGTGATGATTATGGCAAGTAAAGAACTTACTGTAATTCTAAAAGCAAAAGATTTAGCAAAGCACACTTTGGAAAAGACATCAAATTGTAATCACTATCCAAAGAAATTTAGATTTTCTCTTGTGGACAAGATGCAGAACAAGTCGCTTGAAATCTACGAATGTTTGATTGAAGCAAATAGGACGGATATAAAAGCATACAAGAGAGAACGATTAGAGTTGCAGACAAGAGCAATAACACATTGCGATGAACTCTTGTATTACATAGAGTTATCAAACAGTTTAGGACTAATCAACATAAAATGTGTCGGTCATTGGTCGAAAATGGTTTGCGATGTAAAGCATATGGCAATCGCATGGAGAACAAAAGACAAAGAAAGATAAAATCATAGGTTATGCGCTGCTTAATCGGTTGTTTCGCCGTCCGGCAACATCAACAACAACAATTGCAACAACAACAGCGGCGTGCGCCCATTCTGTGACAAACAGACAGTTAGAGTAGGCATTAAGCCGAAATCAGAGAAAGATACAGAAAAGCACATGACCTTTCCTAAAAGGATAAATACAAAGGAGTTTTTATTATGGATGATAAAAGTATTATATGCAATTTTGAGAACCTTTATAACGCTTATAAACGTGCTAAGGCAGGTAAAAGGCGCAATGAAAGTTGTGCTAGATTCCAAACAATGAGCCTAGATGGCGTTCATATCTTGCTAGAGCAGTTGAAAAACAAAACCTACAAGATGAATCCATATAACGAATTTAAGGTCTACGAGCCTAAAGAACGATTGATACGTTCTTGTTCGTTTAAGGATAAGGTTGTTCAGCATTGCTTATCTGATACGATTTTACATCCAAGACTGGAAAGCCAGTTTATCAAGACAAACTATGCCGGGCAGAAAAACAAAGGAACATTGTTCGGCATGGATTGTCTGAAAAAACAGATGTTAGAGTTTTACCAAAAACACAAGTTAGATGGATGGATTTTGAGATGTGACGTAACTAAATTCTTTTATAGTATCGACCACGAGATATTAAAAGATATAGTTGACTATTACTTTCCGGACAGTTACACAATGTGGCTTAACCATTTGCTTATTGATAGCACAGATGGTATTGGAATGCCATTAGGAAATCAAGTGGCTCAAATATATGCTTTGCTTATGCTTGATGGATTAGACCATATGGTTACTGGCGAACTTGGAATCAATCTTTATGGAAGATATATGGATGATTTCTATTTGATACACCACGACAAGGAATATTTGAAATGGTGTCTTGATTGCATAAATCAATTTGTAGAAAGCCTTGGTTTGACGCTAAACGGCAAAACGCAAATTGTTCCGTTTAAGTGTGGAATACCATTTCTGGGGTTCCACCACTACATAACTAAGGATGGAAAGTATATACGCAGGATAAAAGGTGAAAATAAGCGAAAAATCCGTAAAAAGATAAGAAAGTGGGTAAAACTCGTTAAGTCCGAAAGAATGACTGAAACAAAATTTTATGAGAAATACAATGCATGGAAAAATCATGCGTCGCACGGAAATTGCGTTAAGTTGTGCCATTCAATGGACTTATATGTGGAAAAGTTGTTTAAATCAAACATAGATAGCAGGTGATGATATTGGAACAGATTAACGGTCAAATTGAATTGACGCAGTACCTAGAATCAAAAATAAAAACTGGAAAGGTCATGGATTTAACTTCTTATATTAACAGCCAAGGCAAAGCACAATACGCACAGATTCAAGAAGTTGTTTTCAAGTCATACGAAGATTACAAGGAAGATGATGATTTCTTGCAAAGAATGACAAATGCAATTTCTATCTATGTGTTAAGCGTATCAAAGGGATATATGGATTATTTAAGAAAGGAAGTGATTGGATGAAAATTGATGAATTAATTGAAAACGCAGAGGAAAAAGCAAGAGTGCATGAATATCATGCAGATTTTCTTGAAAACGGGAATCCTATGCGTGATGCCTGCCTTAAAAGCTCAAAAGACTGCAAACAGTTAGCAGAATGGCTTATGCAGTTAAAAGAATATCAATCTTTGGAAGAACAGGGCAGACTTATCAAGTTGCCGGAAAAAGTCGAAGAAACGGAATATAGAGAGTGTGTGCACACAAGAACTAAATGCCACCATGAAAATTACAAGTGTTCGGAATGCCCTCTTACTGAATTGTTTTGTGATGAATTTTATACGGCAATAGATAGATGTTATGAGGAAGCATACGCTAGTGGATGTCTTGCAGGAATGGAGTTAGGAGAATCCGAAGCAAAACTGAAAGAATTGAGAGGTACTGAATGAATCGTAAGAAACGCTATGGTGTCTGGAACACCAAAAAGAAAGAATTTCAATTTGGTATCTGCGAGCCAAGCAAAACAAAAGCAAGAAAGAAACTATTTGAAAAGATTGGGAAGGATGCCTACAAGTATAGATTTCAAATAAAAGAATTGAAACTAGGCAATCCAAAGGCTGAAAAATTACTGACTATAGAAATTGGAGGTGATAACAATGACTAACGCGGACAGAATCAGAAACATGACGGATGAAGAATTGGCAGTATCTATTATGTGTCCAGCAGAGTATGATTTAGGTTTTAACAAAGAGTGTAAATGCACTGGCAATATGAACAGAAATTGCCGTAAATGCACATTAGAATGGCTTCAATCAGAAGCAGAATAGGAGGAAATATGAGTAACAATTTAGAATTTATGAAAGAGCATAATTGTAAACATCTAAAAAACTGTAAGTTTGCTAGTGTTGTGAAATATCAGTATTCGGATGATAAAAAAGGATGGTATATACAATTTGGAAATGTGCTTCATGGTATAAAATATTGTCCTTATTGCGGTATGAGATTGGAGGAAGAAAATGGAAGATAGATATTTATTCAAGGCAAAGATGATTGATAATGGTGAGTGGGTGCAAGGCTATTTATACGGTATTTGGGAGAAAAGATACATTCTATGGGGAATGACAAATGATGTTCCCGATATGATTGAAGTAGACCCATCCACCATTTGCCAATGTATAGGGAAAAGGGATAAGTACAATCACCTTATTTTTGAAAATGACCTTATGGATGGTTTTATTTATCCGTACATTTCTAGTTTGGACTCAGAACATGATTACTTTGCAGAGGTTTGTTGGTGTGATGATATTACAGGATTTGGAATATGCACACACAAATACAAAAATTCGGATGTTCGTGGTTCAGCAGATGGAGATGTTGATTTACTGGAAGATTTTGATTCCAGTAAATGGGAAGTTATCGGCAACATCTTTGACAATCCAGAGTTATTAGAAAGTGAGGAATAATATGACAGAGAGTGAAGCAATTAAGATATGTAATACCATTATTTTCGCATCGTCCTTGAGCAATCCCCAAGGGACAACACTAAATACAACTAAAGAGGAACTTGCAGAAGCAATGGGTATGGCAATACAGGCACTTGAAAAGCAGATAAACGGCAGATGGATTTCTGTTAATGAAAGAAAGCCAGAGGAATTTGAAGATGTTCTTGTTGCTTTATCTGGCAAAATTAGAGGTGGAACGTGTGACGGAGAATATCGTGATGATGTTTGTATTGGATATTATGGCTATAATCGATGGCATAATCATACATATTTGTATGATTGTAAGGTTAATTATTGGATGCCATTGCCAAAGCCTTACAAGGAGAGTGAGTAAGAATGAGACTGATTGACGCAGATGAGTTAAAGGAAGAATTATCACAACAATGGTTTATAGATATTCTTCTTACAAAAACAAACAGTAATGATATGTATAGTGCTTTGGCAGAAAAGATTGATAGTCAACCTACCGCTTATGATGTAGATAAGGTTGTGGAGCAGTTGGAAGAAGCGAAAAGCATGGTTCCGGTTAATAGAGTGCTTGATTATATTACCAAAGACAAGCCGAAGGAATTAGGTCAGCTTATAGCTTATGATAAATCAATCAAGATTGTAAAGGCAAGTGGCATGAATAATAATTTAAAATAAGTGACTAAGTAAAAATACTAGAAAGGACGGATAACATGGCAGTAAACAAAAGAGCAGCAATGCGGAGAGAAAAACGTGTGCAGGAGAAATTGACCGGCGGTAAGCCAACACAAACAAAACTTATGGCAAGGGCATACATAACTGGTAAGAATGAGGGATTTGAACTTGCTACCGGAATTATGTTTCTTGCACTTTGCGAAGAATTTGGATTTGGAAACAAAAGAATCAATCGGCTTATTGAACGTATATCTGATGAATCAGTAAAGATGGATGAAGACCCAACAAAGTTTAATGTTGATTGGTATATAGATAAAGTCAGAGAGAAATGCGGTGTCCGAATCCTTAAATCAGATGAGGATGAGTGAGGTGTTTGTTTGAGCAATATCTATCAAAAACGATTGTACGATAGAAGAAAGCAGAACGGACTTTGCATTGATTGTGGAAAACCACTAGACAGAGACGGTGTACGATGTATAAATTGTCGCAGTAAAAAGTCGGAGAACGAAAGAAGAAGTAAACAATGCTATAAAGAAGTTGGCATATGCCCAATTTGTAGAAAGGTTCCAATCGGCAGTAGCGAATCATCATGCCCGGAATGCCGTGCAAATGAATCAATACAATGCAATAATCGAAGAAATAAAAGTGAAGAATCACGAAAGAGATATAACCAAGAACACAAGCAATGGGCGAAACTTACATATAAGAAGGACGTAGAAAAAGGTATTTGTCCACGGTGCCGTAAGCGAAAAGCCGATTCCGGGTACTTGACTTGTGGAATATGCAGGGAGAAAAGCAGAAATAGTCAGAGAGCAAAGGCTGGCACCAAAAAGAAAACGTGGATTGAAAACGGCTTATGTTGCTTTTGCGGTGGAAAAGTAAAAGATGGATATAAGGTATGCGAAAAGCACTATCAGATGAATGTGGAAAAATCACGCTCCCGAAAAGCTAAAGAAGCAAGAAGAGAATTACAAGAGAGCGGAATATTATATTAAAAAGGAGAAATAGACCATGGAAAGATTATCAGAAGAACAGTATAGAGAAGTAATTGCGGAAATCAAACATAGTGAACTTCCGAGAAAAACGCAGGAGTTTTTAATTGCGTTGGTTGATGAAGCCAATAAACCAAACAAAAAATTATAGGAAAGGAAAAGGCTTATGAGATTAGGAAAGTATTTATCCTCATTGACTAAGCCGGAACTTGATGAAATTGAAAAAATTTGCAATTTCACAGAAGATGAAGAACAAATATTCAAATGCATATCAAAAGGCTATACATTAAGACAAATAGAGATGAAATGCAATATGTCGGAATCAACCGTCATAAGAAGAGTATCAAGGATTGATTGGAAAATAAATAAGGCAAAGGAGATGATAGAAGTGAAAAAAGAAATTCCAGTATGTGAAAAGTATAACCTTACTATTGAAGAAGCATCTGCTTATTTTAATATTGGAAAGGACAGAATAAGGGAAATTGTGAACGAAAACAGAAATGAACTTGTTCTTGTTATAGGAAGAAAAAACCTTATAAAAAGGAAAAAGATGGAAGAGTATCTTGACAGGACAATGGTTTTATAACTTTCTATAAGTACCTATTATTTGCTATAGAGCGTTGTTAGTGATATAATTATCCTTTAACAATGCTCTTTTCTTTAGAAAGGAGAATGTGTATGCCAAGCAGAAAAGATAACAAAGGAAGAGTATTAGAGAAAGGAGAAAGCCAAAGAACTGACGGTACTTATATGTACCGATGGACTGATTTATCAAAGAAACGTCAAACAATATATGCCAGGACATTAAACGAACTACGACAAAAAGAGTTACAAGTAACAAAAACAGAAATAATATCTGGTGTTTCTTGGGAAAGCAATAAAATAACAGTCCGGGAACTGATAGACAGGTATTTATCATTAAAAAAGGTCCGCATAACAACAGAACAGAAGTATAGATACCTAATAAATATGCTTGACAAGATACAGATATTGGATATTCCAATCAAAGACATAAAAACATCGTTGGCAAAGCGATATATGATTACCTTAAGCAATATAGGGTATTCGTATGGAACGGTTCAAAATGCAAAAACACTTTTGAAACCGGCTTTTCAGATGGCAGTTGAGGATGATTATATAGTCAAAAATCCATTTCTATTCACTTTATCGAACATAATCGAAAACGATTCAAAGCAAAGATTTTCGATGAGTGAAGAAGAGGAAAACCATTATATTGAATTTATTTCCAATCATGGATGGTTTCGACATATTTATGATGATGTAGTGATTCTTTTGAATACTGGAATGAGGGTAAGTGAATTATATGGACTTACATTTAAGGATGTAGACCTCAAAAACAAAAGAATAAATGTAAATAAGCAATTGCACAGAATTGGTGGCAAATACGTTGTTCTTCCACCAAAATCAAAAGCAGGGAACCGTATACTTGCCATGAATGACGCAACAAGAAAAGCATTTATGCACAAAAGGACAGAAGTTAGACCTAAAGTCGAATATGCGATTGACGGATATACTGGATTTGTTTTCATAAACCACTTGGGTTTTCCAAAAACAAGAAGAAATTTAGAGGGTTCGATGAGAGAAGTAAGAAAAAAGCATATTGAACTTGGTCTTGGGGAGTTGCCGCAAATAACACCTCATGTGTTAAGGCATACATTCTGTAGCCGTATGGTTGAAAAAGGTATGAATGTAAAAACATTGCAATTAGTAATGGGTCATTCAGATATTTCCACAACATTAGATGTGTATACCCATAAGAAACCGGATGATGTTGCGAAAGAAATGGAACAATATGTTGCTATGTAAAACGGTGTATTTGGTGTAAATTTGGTGTAAGTTAAAAAATAAAACGCTTTAAAGTGCCGAAAAATGGTTGGTTATAAAAACTCGAACCATTTCGCCGCCTTTGAAAATTGAAATGTTCAAAAAGGCGAAAATGCGTTATTTTCGGTACATAGAGGATTTTTAACTTTCGCATAAATATCTATAAATAACTATATTTTTTAGGAAAATGGTGTATAAATGGTGTAAATAATTTAATACATTGTTTTACACTAAACAAAGTACGTGATTATAAGAAAAGAGCATTGTTTCCAATAATACATATGAATAAATTTTGAATGATTTCTGACGGTTCATCCGTCTTTTTTTGGTGTAAGTTTTAATTGTAAGGAGTGATTGATATGTTCAAAGACGAGATTCTTGAAATGATTTTTAGCGAAAATGAAATGCAGAAAATACCTATTGGAACGCAGGCTACAGCCGTTAGCGTGTTTGAAAATGTTATTGGTAAAATAAGAAAGGAGAATCCGGATGCAAAATTATCAGAACTTTTATCCGATGAATAATGGATATGTTCAAAATCCATACGCAGAAAGAATGAACTTTTTGCAAAATTGTCAGCAGAACTTACAACCGCCTATTCAGAACTCTCAAATGCATGCAACATCACAACAGACAAGTTTTATTGGAAAAGTTGTTGATAGCATTGACGTTGTAAAAGCAACAGACATTCCGATGGATGGGAATATATATTATTTTCCAAAAGCAGACGGAACAGAAATATTTGGAAAACAATGGCTTGCAAATGGAAGAACTCATATTTTGACGTTTAAGCCAGTTTTAGATACAGAGCCTAACAATCCGACACAAGACAAATCAAAAAGCAAAATAGGCATATCAGAAGAAGCCACGGAAGTAATTATGAAAAGATTTGATGAGTTAGAAAACAAAATCTCTAACTTGGAATCGTCTTTGACTAAAACTTCGACTAAATCTTCGACTAGAAGCACTAAATCTTCGACTACGACTAAAAAGGAGAGTGATACAGATGCTTAATCCAATTAGTTTTATGAAAGCAATGAGAAATCCACAGAAATTTTTAGAAGAAATTACAAAAAACAATGAAGTTATGAGTAACCCTATGGCGAAAAATGCTATTGAGATGTATAGAAATGGAGATTCAAAAGGATTACAGGAATTTGCAGAAAACGTCTGCAAAGAAAAAGGAACTACACCGGATGAAATAAGAAAATCAATTATGCAAAGATGCAATTTACGTTAGTACATTTTGGGTTGTGCGCTTAAAACTAGTTTCCCATTTGTAAATAAAACAATGGAGGTAAACAAAATGTTTAACGGAAATTCACCTAGTCTTGCCGATATTGCGGCAGTGACAGGAAACAACAAAGACGGCTGGGGAGATGGAAACGGCTGGTGGGTCTTGATTATCTTGTTTGCTATTTTTGGCGGATGGGGTAATGGATTTGGCGGCGGTTACGGCAACGGCGGTGACAGAGCATCCGTTCCTTGTGCTACACAGGCAGATGTTAGAGCCGCAGTAGACCAGCAGACGCTTATTAGCAAACTCGACCAGCAGACATACGGACTGGCAGACAGTAACTATGCGCTGAACAACACAATCAACAGCAATTTCAGAACTCTTGATAACTCAATCTGTACGCTTGGTTTTCAGAACCAGCAGGGATTCAATGACGTATCTCATCAGATTTCCGACTGCTGCTGTGCAACAAGAGAAGCTATTCAGGGCGTGAATTACAACATTTCAACGCAGACAAACGCACTCCAGAACTCGATGTGCAACAATACAAGAGATATTATCGACAATCAGAACGCAAACACAAGAAGCATCCTTGACTTCCTTGTAAACGACAAGCTGGCAACATTACAGGCCGAAAATCAGACACTTAAGTCTGCTCTTTCAAAAGAAGAGCTTGTGAAAGAACTTCGACCTACTGCCGTACCAGCTTACATCACTTGCTCACCTTACCAGTCCGCTTATGGAGTAGGTCTTAACAACGGTTGCGGTTGTTGCTAATATACAGAAGAATTAAAACAGAATATCAGAAAAACTCGCCGAACTAGGCTGATTATTACTCTATGGGATAGGTCTATGGCTTATCCCATATTGATTTTTAGGAGGTATATTATGAGTAATTGTAAAAACGTATGCAAACTTTGCAAGAAATTGATTATAAGTCAGGCAGTTACATTTACTGCCGGCACTGGTCTTGTTATCCAAATCCCGGAAGGAAGTTATAACGATGGTTCAAAATATTGCATTGTTGTGGCGCAGAACATTCCGGCAGAAACAACAATTTCTGCTCCGGTATATATCCAGATTGGAACTGGAGCGGTGCTTTACCCATTGACAAAATGTGATTGTACGCAGGCAACGGCTTGTAGTATCAGAACAAGAACAAAGTACAGTACAAGAGTTGAAACCACGTCAAATAGCGGGGTTTTCAAATTGCTTGGAAGAATTGCTTGCGCTCCAGACAACAGATTAAATGCAATAAACGGTGATGGAACTCTTGTTACAACCGGTGGAGGTGATTGAGATGGATATTAAAAGAATGCATTGTATGATTGAAAAACTTTCCGAATGTGCCAAAAGCGAAATGGAATCTGGAATCGAAAATGTTGATACTTGCGAAATGGGAAAAGTAGTAGACATGATGAAAGACCTTGCAGAAGCAATGTACTACAGAACCTTGACAAAAGCAATGGATGAATCAACATCGGAAGAAACGCTTGAAATGTTTGAGCGTTACGGAGACGGAAGAAGATTTTATGACAAATACCGATACGCTGACGGAAGATTTGCTCCGAAAGGACGTGGAACGTACCGTAGAGGATATGACGAACCATACTACCATATGACGCCGGAAATGTACCGGGAACATGACCCGGAATGGTACAGAGATATGGATAAAAACAGAGACGGTCTTATGTATTACACTGATACCGGGATGGATAAAAACATGAAGATGAGAGATTCCAGAGAGGGCAGAAGCGGAATGAGCCGTATGTCGTACATGGAATCAAAAGAAATGCACAAAGCAGACACACCAGAAGATAAAAAAGCCAATATGAAATCGTTAGAAACCTATATGCGAGAACTTGGAGAAGATGTAGCAGAACTTGTAAATGATATGTCAAGTGAAGAAAAAGAGTTGCTGAAACAACGTATGCAAGTGATTATGCAAAAAATTCACTAAAAAAAGGGGAGTTTATTTCTCCCCTTTTTCTAGAATATAATTTAATATAGCACTTTCTACGATTTTACTAATAGGAACTTGTGTTTTTCGAGAAAATTCCTTTAATAAATTATTTGTTTCTGGTTTTAATGTGGTAGATATTCTAACTCTGTTTTTTAGTGTGTCAGTTGCCATAATAAAAACTCCTTTATCTAATATTATTTAATATTATATCATTTTTTGCTTGAAGTCAATAAAAATAAATGATATAATGTTATTAAATATTAAATAATGTGGAGGCAGTTATGAAACGCAATTTTATTGATTTGACGGGAAAAAGATTTGGTAGACTTACAGTTGTTGGTATATACGATAGAACACCTAATGGTTGTATAAGATGGAGATGTCGTTGCGACTGTGGAAACGAAATACCTGTTTTTAAGTCTGTATTGATGCGAAATAATGGTTCTATAAAATCTTGTGGTTGTGTATATTTAGATGAATTAAAAAAGCATATAGGAGAAAAGAAAGATTATCTTGAGATTATAGGAGTTGAGCAGATAGGAAGAAAAGGAAGAATAATTGTTAGATGTTGCTGTGGAAAAGAGAAAAAAATGAAATTATCACAATTTTACAATAAAAATGTTCATTCTTGTGGTTGTATTGGTGTTAAAAAAGGAAAAGATAGTCCTAATTATATACATGGAATGTCGAAAACAAGGATATTTAATATTTATAGAGATATGATTAACAGATGTTATAACAAAAATGATATTTCTTATAAAAATTATGGCGGAAGAGGAATTACTGTTTGTCCAGAATGGCTTGGTGAAAAAGGGGTTACAAATTTTACAGAATGGTCTTACACAAATGGGTATGACGAAAAAGCACCTAGAGGTAAATGCACTATTGACAGGATAGATGTAAATGGTAATTATGAACCAGGTAATTGTAGGTGGGTATCAATGTATGTTCAATCAAATAACAGAAGAAATAATAATTTTTATACCATTGATGGAGTTACTAAAACATTATCAGAATGGTGTAGAGAATATGGAAATTTATGTATTCAAAGTGTTTACGGAAGATTAAAAAGGGGAATGGATATAAAAACCGCATTGACAAAACCAATGCAAAAGAAAGTGTCTGAAATGACAAATGAAGAGCTTATGGAAAGAAGAAAGCGTTGCCTCGAAAGAGATAGAAAATGGAGATTGGAACACAAAGAGCAAATACAAGCTTCAAGAAGAAAATGGGTTGACAACAATCCAGATAAAAATATTCAATCCAAAAGAAAATATATGGAAAAAAGAAAGTCCCAGAAGCTACAGTAAATATTTAAGGGGGCGTAATTGCCCCTTTTTGATTGGAGTGGTTAAATTGTATACTATGAATGGTTTTGTTTGGAATATAGTAACAGTATCACCGTATAGCAATATGCTACAAAGAAGTGACGGAAGTTATACTTGCGGAATGTGCGATAGAAATAATCAAACAATTTATATATCAAATATTTTGCGTGGCGGTTTTTTACGCAAAGTTTTGCTACATGAGATATGCCATAGCGCAATGTTTTCATACGGAATTGATATGACTTTGGAGCAGGAAGAAATGTTTTGCGACTTTTTGGCAACATACGCAGATGAAATAATTAGCATAACAAACAATGTATTCCAAACATTAAGAACTGCAATATAGACAAATATAGTCAAATATGATAATATGCAATCAAAAATAAAAGAGGAGGGATTGCTCATGGCTTTGATTAAATGCCCGGAGTGTGGGAAAGAAATAAGTGATAATGCAAACAAATGTCCAAATTGTGGAAATCCCATGTATGTAAAAAAGAAACATTCTCCGCTTGGAATAGTCAGTGCAGTAATGTGCGGAATATCAATATTATTTCCAACACCGGGATATTCTACGATACTTGCCGTTCTTGCTATGTTATTGGCGATAATTGATTTAGTAAGGCAGGGGAAGAACAAATACATTATTGATGATTGGGTTGTTATTGTGATTGGTTTGCTAAATATTTTTGTTTTTAGGTTTTTGATAAAATAGAATAGGGGGATTTAGAAATGTCATTGATAAGATGTCCGGAGTGTAAAGGTCAGGTAAGTGATACGGCAGAGAGTTGTCCACATTGTGGTTATATAATCTGCAAATCAAAGGAATTGAAGAATTCGTTCATTGCAAATATGTTAGCGGCAGTAACCAATGTTATTAGTTTAGTTGGAATATTGGTCGAAGAATATTATCTATTGGCACTTATTCCGCTCGCTTGGACGATTGGTTTCAAATGCTATAGCTCATTTAGAGCAAACGAGGGATATGATGTTCAATATTATAAGAATCTTACGAAAGATAACTTAATTTCTTTTCTTATTATCCTTTGCTTTTCTGTGTTTTGGTATATAATGAAAAGCGGTATTTTATTTAGTTAGTATAGATAAAGGATGTAATTCATATGTGGAAAAGACTTTTAATAGTTATTTTGATTTGCGTTATATTCTTAGCAGTTTTTTATTTTGGCAGGTCATGCGTGATTGTGTATGATACTGGAGATAATATGCAGAGAGTAAATGAAATGCTTGATAACTAGATTTATTGGATAGAGACAGTATAATTTTATATTGTCTCTATTTTTTTTGCATTTAGGGGTTGACTTATGTGCGTACATAACTTATAATGATTTATGCAAGGACATAAATAGAAAGGAGATGATAATTTGTCACCAAGAACTGGTAGACCACCATTACAAGACGTTTCCAGAACAGAAAAACTCAACATCAGATTAACAAAGCAAGAGAAACAAGATATTGAGTATTGTTCAGAAAAATTAAATCTATCAAGGACTGATACAATAATAAAGGGAATTGGACTTGTAAAAAAGGAAATTGAAAAATAAAAGAGTTGAAAAAAATTGCAAAAAGAATAGAATCAAAATCGAAGTAAAGATTAGAAGAGGTGATATAAAATGAAAATTCCATATAGCGATAAGACAAACGAAGAATTATCACTGATTTATAAAGATTATGTTGTTTCAAAAAATGAAGGAATAAGATGTGAAAGTTTTGTTCCTTATGCAAAAGAAATCAAAGAAAATATAGGTGGAGACTTTACTTTAGCTGAAGCAATTAGACTGGCAAAGTTAGATTTTTTTGAAGAAGTATGTAATAGATTTTTATAAGTAAATGACGATTTCTTTGCAGGAATTAGTTGCGAGGAAAAAGAATAAGAAGAAATAGAAAGGGATGTATGTTATGAGCAAAGAAGAAATGATGAAAAAGTTATTAGAATCTGAAAAACTTGGTTTGCAGGATGCCAGAATATTAGAAAAGCGCGGAGAACGCTTATCAGATGAATACGTGAAGCGTATGTATGAAAAATACTTTCACGTGAAAGATGAAAGGGAACAGTGCTACGACGGCATCCTTTTCATTATACACTCCAAGGATAGCATTGTAGCCACAATGCGTAAGTTGTATGGAGATATTGATAAAGCGTCCTCATTTTTCTTTACGTGCGAAATTTCAAAAGAGGAGAACATTGAAGCTCATAAGCAGGAGCGTAATGACCTCAAGGAATTAGCAATTGATAAATTGAAAACATATGAGGAAAAATTTGACCCAGAAAAGGTTGAAGAGTATTTAGAAAAAATTACGGACAGAAATAGTTCTGTTTCACGTGATTTCTGTAAGCAATTCAAGGATTCATTGAGAACGCTTAAAGAATGGTCTAATCTTTAAGAAAGTTTAGTTGTTTTAGTCCAATATTAGTTCAAGATTAGTCCAACTCGTAATATAATAATAAGAAATAGGAGCCTAAATTATGGAAAAGGCTCCTACTTTTTTGTCTAATTGGCAACCGGGGGGAGAAATAAATGGTTGCCGTATTATATTGGCTTTAGACCTTTACAGTGTACCATACAATTAGATGATACACAAATGATTCTTCAATGCGTTCTCAACACGTTTTTCACTGATACTGATATATCTTTGCGTTGTCGAACTGGATGAGTGCTGTAGCAGGTGACGCACCAGTTCAATATCATAATCGTTATTTAGATACATTTCCGTAGCATAGAATTTCCGGAAACTGTGAGTTGATATTCCGTCAATTCCAAAGAAATCTGCTACGATTTTCAATTGTTTCTGTACGGCTCTTTCGCTGATTGGAAAGATTCTTGTGGTTGGTGCAATGCCGTTATCCTCTGTGTACTGCTTTAAGAATTGGAATAATTCAGTTGGAACCGTGAAATTTCTTCCCTTGCCGGTTTTCTGCTCGATAATATCCAGATGATAGCGGCCGCTCTCGTATACCACGTCTGAAAGCGTAAGGTGCAGTATATCAGAGATTCTAACTCCTATGTTGGCTTGCACTACCAACAATGTAGCAAGCCGTTTGTTTGGTTTGAATACGTGTTCTCCGTAATTGAAGCCTTTGCGGATTGCGGTTATGATTTCTTTGTAGGTTTCCTTGTCTAATGCTTTTGTTTTTTTGTTCATGCTGAACACTCCTTTCTTTTTACACCCGGTAAGCAAAATATTTTGATACCCCCCTACCTTTCAAATTTTCAAGGTTGGAGAGAGATTTTTTGCGATTTCGGAATTTTCGCCCGATAATGCAAATTTTTTGATACCCCCCGGGGTTACTTATTTTTATAGTTGCAGGGTGAATTTTTTCAAATTGATTTATATTAACAGTTTTTGCACTGTTTTTTACTTTACTGATTTTAGATACACTAAATAAAGGCTTGCCCTTGTGAGACGTTCCAAGGCTCCTATTTTGCCTTTTTATCTCGTGAGCCTATAAACTTGCTATAGATATATAAAATCAGTATACGGCGAATATATAGCGTTGTCAAGGTACTATGTTTTTACATCCAAACCAAACCGGAACAAATCCGGCAGGGTAAAAACATCCTTTTGTTTTTTTTGTATCGCAAACACGCCGCCGGAGATTTGCAAAAAGCAAAACGGCAGCAGGGCGCACGCCCACCAAAGCAGGCAAAGCGCACGACAAAAAGCCGGAACGTGTCCGGCTTGTCATCTTTTACAGTGCTAAAAACTCTATAAAATTGTTATAATTGTTTACTGGTAAATTGCTATATTTCTTGGCTCCCTCTTTGGTTATAAAATGATAACCAAAAACGCCCGGCGTCGTGTTTATGTTGTAAAATTTGGCAATTTCTAGAATTTCTTCATATGTCGGAATTGTCAACTTTCCTATAGTTCCGACAATAACGCCATTCTTTGACGTCCCTATTTTTGTAAAACATCCAGCTATTTTTTTCATAAAATAACCACCTTTCTATTTTTTATTTTATTCCTCAAAAGGGAAAAGCAAGCCGGGGAATCGAACCCCGGAAAACGCCGCCGCTTGCCTACGCAATTGCTACAAGTGTATCATTTCGCATTGTTCGCGTGTATTCTTTTCCGCTCTCGTCGGATATAATGACGCATTTAACGCTTTTCCCGCTCTTGGTAGGCTCAACGCTTTTTATTGTCTCTGTGTAACCAAAATTCCAAATTGTAATCATTCCCGGCTTAAGTTCGACCGCTGGAATTGCATTTTTCTTATCATAAATTCCTTGTAATTTAATTGTAGCCATATAATCAACCTTCCTTTCATTGTGCGCCCTGTCTCATCAGTGCAGGCGGGGCAGTTCCTGCAGACGGTGGAACTTCCACCGTTTCGACTAATTAACGCCGTATAACTTAGTTGATTTTCTAAAAGTCTTAATAACTCCGCCCGGCGTCCCGTCTTTCTGTGTTCTCCAGTGTGCCGGAAAACTCGAAAAGTCGGAGCAGAGGCGAACCGTTACAGTTTTTTCTGTCTCTTTTACAATTTCTACAACATCAAACAGAAAGCCGTCTGACTCTGCTAATTGTGTGCCTATTTTTATATCACTTGCTTTAATAATCATGTGAAAACCTCCTTTATGTGTGCTTGTCTCATCAGTGGCAAGGTTGCAATCCTACGCCAGACCGCCGCGCGGGCGGTTTCGACTATTTCAATAACTCATTTATTTTATTTTCATAAGTTGCAATCAATTTTTTGTTGCAACTTATTTTTTTGTATTGGCAATAAAAATAAACCACCTGCTATGCAGGTGTGTTCCCAA